ATGAGCAACTCGGTGAACGTGAACATCCTGGACCGCTGGCAGGACAAGGACGGGCGACACTGCCTGACCCTGGATGCCACCGGCAGAGTGCGGTACCACACCGAACGGGTCGGGTTCTGGTTTGCGATACCGGCTCGGCGTCACGCGATCCTGGCAGCCGAACGGGCCCGCTATCGACAGGCCTTGATCGAGGCAGTCGCCGCCGCTCGTGTTCAGCTCGGCTCCGACCACCCGCTGACCAAGCAGCTCGAGGCCCCGCTCCTCACCGACATCCACGGGGCGGCGCCCCCTTCGAGGGAAGGCGTAGCAGGAGTTCCTGCTGAGGCCCGCGAACCGCCGGAGGCGTCAGCGTGAACCGCCACCAGCGGAAGCACCTCGGGCGGATCCTCGCCGGCCGGCTGATCTCGCTCACCACCAAGCTCGATCTTGCCGCGGCGGCGCTCCAGCGGCTGTCCGACGTCTGGAAGGACATGCTCGAGTCGATCCGCGAGCTCGGCGCCGCGCTGGCGCGCGTGTTGCCCGTCCTCCCGTGGCGGTGGGCCCAGTTGCGACGGAGCGTCCGCAGCTGGGCGTTCCGCCTGTTGCGTAGCCGCCTCGGCCTCCGCGTGCCGCTCGACGTGCGGTACGCCGCTTGGCTCGTGCTCGTCGCCTGCCTGCTGGCCTCGCAGGCGCAGGCTCAATCTACCTACCCCGCGCGTTGCTCGTCGCTCAGTCGGTTCGTCACGTCTGAGCAAGCTGGCGAGCAGCGGCGAGTGTGCACCGCCGCCGGGGGCGGCTCGCTCGCGGATGATCCCGGCACCCTTGCCAGAGGCCTCTGGCTGGACAGTGCGGAAAGGCGCTCTAACCCGTCGCCAATCGAAGCAGCGACGCCGGACGATGGTAACCGGCAGTTCCTCACCGATCCCTTCCTCGGTCCGGCCGACTGGTCCTCGCCCGCCTCGGCGTCGACCCCTGCTCACGCCGCCGTGCGCGTCCGCTCAGCTGTCTGGGACGGTGCCGCCTACCGCGTCGAGGTCGGGGTGGCACGTCCTGGCCCGACCGAGCTGACTCTCCTTCTGTGGTGCGACCTGGGCGGTGCGATGGCCGGCAGGATCGGCAGCTATCAGGCCATCGCCTCGCCGCTCGGCGTCGTCACCCTCACCGCGGTACGACAGCCGCAGGGTACCGGGCCCTGCACGGCTGCCGTCACGTGGCGCACCACAGGAGCAGGGCCGTGGGTTGGCAAGCGCTGGCCAGCCCCGGCCCCGTCCCTGTCCCCTGTCGCCAAGGCGCGGCCGACGACCGCAGCCGCAGCTGCGCAGCCGGCCGAATACGTGGCTAGCCTGCCTTACCGGATCCGCATGGATCCGAACTACGCGCCCCGCGTCTCGGCCCTCGAGGTCTGCTACCTGAGCGGGGCGACGACCAGACCGAACGGGCGCAACGACACGCCGATCTCGTGCCCTGACCCACGCCCCACCGTGGACGTCGGCGTCTGGTGCTCGGCGTTGCGGTTCGTGCCTGCTGATCAGGATGTGCCAGCGGCTGTGGTGGCTGCCATCAAGGCAGCGGGAGCGTGCCGATGACACCCCACCCGCCGAAAGAGGAGATCTGAGATGCACGAGCCAACTGTCGTTCCCGAGTCAGCTGTCGTGGTGATCGCCCCCACAGATGCGGCGCTAGCCGATGGTGGCTACGTGGTGTGGCCGCCGCGGTGAGCCAGCCCGACCCGATCCCGACCAGCGGCCCGGCGATTGCCGACCTGGTGCTCGCTGACCTAACCGCGCGCAAGGCCGAAGGCATCCGCCGCTACGGCGTGCCCCTACAGGCGCACAACGGGAGAGACGCACTGCAGGACGCCTATGAGGAGGCGCTCGACCTTGCCCTCTACCTGCGCCAGGCGATCGAGGAGAGACGACCCGCTGATCAGCCGTCGGTCTACAAGCTGGACGTGGAGGCCGGCGACACCGTCGTCGTCGAGTGCCAACGCTACCTGTCGCGCGACGCCCTGGACCGACTCGCAGAGCGCATCAAGACCGCCATGCCCGACGGGTGTCGGGTGCTGGTGCTCGACGAGAGCCTCCGCGTGCGGTCTTCAGCAGGGGGCCGGGACTGATGCGTTGCCGGAGGTGCGAGCGAGATGCCTACCTGATCCGGGGCATGTGCGCAGTCTGCGACCCCGAGCTGCACGCCTCTCGTCGTGCGGCGGCTGCCTGCTACGTGGAAGCTGAGCGCGCATACCAGAAGGAGACGGGGCGCACCGCGCTGGAGGCATGGCGCGACTTCATCGCATGGGTGGGGGGTCCACACCCCGCAGCAGTGGCCCTGGTGGCGGCGGCGGCCCGAGCCGAGTCAGCCACTCTTGCGAACGAGCTGCTGTACGGCTCGGGAAGCGGACGGCCTCGCGGCATCCTCGCAGGAGCCGGCGCCTGATGCCCATGCGCGCCCCCCGGCCCTGTCTGCACCCACGCTGCAAGAACTTGCAGCCCTGCGCGGAGCATCCGCCGGAAGCCCGACATCGCGCGCTCGACCAGGTGCGAGGCAGCTTCCGCGACCGCGACTACGACGCCAGCTGGGACAGAACCTCACTGCGCCATCGCGAAGAGGAGCCGCTGTGCCGCCTCTGCAAGGCCGCAGGTCGGCGCACCGCGGCGCAGCTGGTCGACCACATCGTGCCGAAGCGCGCGGGCGGGACCGACGACGGGAGCAACCTGCAGTCGCTCTGCCGTCGCTGCCACGACGCCAAGACGCGCCGTGACGCCGCGACCTACCCGGTAGGGGGTCAGGTCTCTGGGACCGCCGGGCTTCGGGCCGCCTTCGCGTCGCGCGCGCAGCGCCGCGATTCGTCAAAGAAAAAGTGCGGGTGCCTGGACCGATCAGTTTCGGGCCCGGAAACGTGATCGATGCCGAGGCGCCGTACGCCGACCCAGATTCGTTTGGTCACCGGGAATCCGTCCAAGCGACCGCTTCCGAAGGGCGAGCCCAAGCCGCAGAGCGGGGCTCCTCCCCTTCCGCTGCACATCGGCAAGAACAAGACCGCGGCCGGCGAGTGGCGGCGCATCTGCGGCCTCACCCAGCTCAAAAACGCCAACGTGCTGACGATCGCCGACGGCCCGATGCTCGAGGCGACCGTCTCGGCCTACGCCACGTTCCGGAAGGCGAACGACGAGATCACCAAGCACGGGTTCACCTACGAGAGCGTCGGTCAGAGCGGGGGAATCATGCACCGCCAGCGGCCAGAGGTCGCGATCGCTGCCGACGCCTGGCGCCGCTACGTGGGTGGTCTGACCCACTTCGGCCTGTCACCGGCGACGCGGTCGAAGGTGCAAACCAATGACGAGCAGGAAGACGGCGACGAAGCGGAAGGCTTCTTCTCGCGATGACGCCTCGAAGGGCAAGCCCGAAAAGCCTCGAGGCAAAAGGCCAGCCGCTGACCCGCCGGCGCCGTTCGACCCCGTCACGGCCTACGCACGCGACGCCGTCGACGGCAAGATCCTCGTCAACAAGTGGGTCCGGCTCGCGTGCGAGCGTCACCTCCGCGACCTCGAGCGCGAGGACCTGGTTTGGGACTTGGAGGCCTGCAACCGGGTCATCGCCTTCTTTCGCGTCGTGCTCCGGCTCAACGCCGGCGAGTTCGAGGGGCAGCCGTTCGTCCTGCAACCTTGGCAGGCCTTCATCGTCGGCTCGCTCTTCGGCTGGAAGGGACTGGATGGCTGGCGCCGGTTCCGGGTCGCCTACATCGAGATCGCCAAAGGCAACGGTAAGAGTCCGATGGCCGCTGGGATTGGTCTCTACATGCTGACCGCCGACGGCGAGGCGCGCGCTCAAGTCTTCGCCGCCGCTCGGACCAAGGACCAAGCCATGGTCCTCTTCCGAGACGCGGTGGCGATGGTCGAACAGAGCCCGCAACTGAAGCGGCGCCTCAAGCAGAGCGGCCTGGCTCCCAACGTGTGGTCTCTTGCTCACCTCGAAAGCCGCTCGTTCTTCAGGTCGGTCAGCAGCGAAGACGGCAAGAGCGGTCCGACGCCCCACTGCGCCCTGGTCGACGAGCTCCACGAGCACTCGGACGCGACGGTGGTCGACATGCTCCGGGCAGGCACGAAGAGCCGCCGCCAGGCGCTCATCGTCGAGATCACCAACAGCGGATTCGACCCTCACAGCGTGTGTGGCCAGCACCGAGACCACAGCGAGAAGGTGCTCGAGGGCATCTTCGACGACGACAGTCGATTCGCCTTCGTCTGCGGGCTGGACGAGGGTGACGATTGGCTCGACGAGAGCGCGTGGCGCAAGGCCAATCCCAACCTGGGGGTGTCGATCCAGCTGAAGTACTTGCGGGAGTTGGTGCGCGAGGCCGAGATCTCACCCGCCAAGCAGAACACGGTGAAGCGGTTGAACTTCTGTATCTGGACACAACAGTCGACCAGGTCGATCGACATGGTCGACTGGGACAAGCCAGCCGCCAAGGCGCCATTCGACCCGGAGTCCCTCCGCGGCCGCCGCTGCTTTGCCGGCCTCGACCTGGCTCGGATCCGCGATCTCTCGTCCCTGGGCCTCGTATTCCCTCCCGTGGAACAAGGCGAGCTCTGGAAGCTGCTCGCGTACTTCTGGGTGCCCGAGGAGGACATCCTCCAGCGCTCCAAGCGGGACCACGTCCCCTACGACGTCTGGGCCCGCCAGGGCCTCGTCCGCACCACGCCTGGCAACACCACCGACTTCGACTTCATCTACGCCGACATCGTCGGGGTCGAGGCGCGTGAGGGCTTCCCGCGGCGCGAGGGTATTTCTGAGGTCTACGTGATCGAGGAGCTCGCCTTCGACCGGGTCTTCGCTGGCGAGCTCGTACTCAAGCTGGCTGACGCCGGGCTGTCGATGGTCGAGTTCGGCCAGGGCTTTCTGTCCATGGCTGAGCCCTGCGCCGCCTTTCACCGGATGGTGCGCGCTGGCGAGCTCCGGCACGGCGGCAATCCCGTTCTCACCTGGAACGTCAGCAACCTCTCGGTGAAGACCGACCCGGCCGGAAACATGAAGCCCGACAAAGAGAAGTCGATCGAGCGCATCGACGGAGTCGTCGCCGTGACCATGGGGCTCGGTCGGGCCCTTCGCCATCAACCCGAGCGCTCGGGGTACGAAGACGACACTGAGGGCCTGATGCTCGTATGAGCGCCGCCGAACGCAGCAGCAAGAACGTCTCACCCGACGCTCCTATCCGCCGGCGACGAGTCCCGTCCGCCCCAGACCTGCATGCCTACGGAGGCCTGCTGGCCGCCTCGGCCGGCGCCGGACTCTACGCCGCGGATCAACCGGGCCCAGGCGCGGGTCTCCTGGTCGGTGGCGGTGGCCTCTTCCTCTTGTTCCTGCTCGCCTTGTGGCGAGCACACCTGTCGCACCAACGGCCACGGTCGGAGACCAACTAGATGCCGTTCTTCGAGAGCATGGTCCAACAGCTCGCCCCTCAGCCCGTCATGGCGAGTATGGAGAACCCCGAGGTCAGCCTGTTCGACGCCATCCTGGCGGCGAGCGAGGGAGAGCGCCTAGGGTCGGGCGTGAGGCTCTCCGAGCGCGGGGCGATGGGCGCCCTGGCTGCGGCGACCTGCGTGCATGTGCTCTCAGAGACCTTCGCCGGCCTTCCGTTCCACGTGATGCGCGTCGCCCCGGACGGGACGAAGGAGCCCGTACCCGACAACCCGTTCCGGGTGGCGATCGCCGGCGCCCCCAACGACGAGATGGACGGCTTCGTCTTCGGCGAGACCCTATGCGCTCACCTCCTCACCTGGGGAGTCTGCTACGCCTACATCGACTACGACCTCAGTGGCCGTGCCCTGCTTTGGCCGATCCCACCCGACCGGGCCCGCATTGAGGTGCTCGAGACGAATCAAGGGACGCTCGACAAGGTGGTGCTGATCCTCATCGCGGGACGCTGGTACGCATTGCCGCCGGAGAGGATGCTCGTGGTCACCTGGCTGGGATTCGACGGGCTGCGGGGGTACTCGCCGATCCGGATGGCGGCGCGCAATCTGGGACTCTCGATCGCGATGGAGAAGTTCGCGGAGCGGTTCTTCGGCGCTGGCGCCTACGTCGCGGGCGTGGTGACGCACCCGAAGAAGCTCGAGCCGCCCACCAAAGCGCGGCTGCGCGAGAGCCTCGAGCATCTCCACTCCGGTCTCGAGCGCTCCCACCGCTTCGCGCTGCTCGACGACGGCATGAGCTTCACCCAGCTGCAGATGCCGCTCGAGGACCTCCAGCTCCTCGAGTCACGCAGCTTCGCGCGTGCGGAGGTCGCTGGTCTATATCGCCTCACCCCCGATCGGGTGAACGTCTTCGAAAAGAGCGCCACGTACGCGTCCCTGGACGCAGCCGAGGGGCGCTTCGTGAAGGACGCGATCGCTCCTCTGGCGCTTCGCTTCGAGGCGGCGATCAACCGCCAGCTGCTCGGCACCTGGAGCGAAGACGTGGCGCGCCGCAACGGCGGCAGCATCCTCTACGGCCGGTTCAACCTTGATGGCGTTCTCAGGGGGGACCCCAAGGTGCGGGCCGAGGTCCAGGAGATCCGTCGCCGCTCGGGCATCCAGAACGCGAACGAGATCCGGGCCCAGGAGGACTGGGATCCCATCCCCGGCGCCGTCGGCGAGACGTACCTCTGGCTCGAGAACCAGCGGCCGGCCGATCTGCCCTATCCGACCAGCCGCGGCGGGACGGTCGCCGGCGCCGCCGCGGCGCCGCAGCAGGCCCAGGAGGGCGAGAATGCCAGCGCTCAAATCACGCCCACCGCCGAGCCAGCTCTCCGCGTGGTGCTGGCGGCGACCTGGGAGCGCGTCCTGCGCCGAGAGGGTCACGCGCTCGGGCGCCTCCTGGCCGCCAATCGCGACCCCAGTGCGACGCCGGCAACGCTCGCCGCTGCCTGGTACCAGGAACTCAGCGTCGAGTCTCTGGCCGGCGAGCTCAGTGTCGCCTTCGCGACCTACGCGGCGGCCTTGGGCACCGACGGCGGCGAGCTGGTGGCCGCCCATGCCCTGGCCCGCGCCGAGGTCTACCGCGAGTCGAGGGTGCGGAGCGCGCGTGACGGTGAGCACGGTTCCGCCGCGGCCGAGCTCGTGCACTTGGAAGTCGAAGCCGCAGTCCAGCAGCTCAAGCCGCGCCTCTTGGCGCTCGGGAGAACGCAGTGACGATCGAAGCCATCGCCCAGCTCACCGACACCCAGCCCGCGCTGGGGCTGATGCCTCGCCTCCGTACGCTCTACCACGGGTCGATCTGGCTGCTCGAGCCTGATCTGGTCGCGATGCCGGCCTACGCCGATCGGCGGCGAGCTCTCGCCACCCTGGGCGACTCTGACGCCATCCTCGCGAAGCTCGACGCTCTCGAGAAGGACGGCCCGCCGAAGGTCGACCCGCTGGACGTCCGCGAGGGCGTCGCCGTCATCGAAGTCACCGGGATGCTCACCAAGCAACCCAGTCTCTACCGGCTGCTGGGCTGTAGCACCGAGGCGACGTACGGCGAGATCGGCGCCGCGGTGCGCCGAGCGGCCTCCACCCCCGGCGTCTACTCCATCCTCCTGCGCGTGGCGTCACCCGGTGGTGAGCTATTCGGCCTGCCGGAGGTTGGCGATGCGATCTACGAGGCGCGCCAGGCGGGGATCCGCGTGGCCGCCTACATCGAGGACATGGGGTGCTCCGCGGCCTACTGGATCGCTTCGCAGGCGAAGGAGGTCATGACCAACGAGGTTGGCCATGTGGGCTCGGTCGGAGTGATCTGCATCCTCGTCGACTCATCGAAGGCGGCCGAGATGGAAGGACTCCGCTTCGTGCCGATCGCCTCCACCCCCGGCAAGGTCGGGAACCGCCCCGGCGTACCCCTCTCGGACGAGGCGATCGCCGCGCGCCAGGGCCAGCTCGATCGGGTCGGCCAGCGCTTCGAGCTCGCTGTCGCCCGCGGCCGGCGCGTCGACGTCGCGATGGTTCGCGAGAAATGGCACGACGCGCGCGTCCACCTCGGCCAGGACGCTGTGGACATCGGGCTGGTCGATCGAGTCGTGCCCCGGGTCGACGAGGTCTTTGACGAGCTCGTGCGGTACGGCCGGGACAAGGCGGCGCGGCAGCGGCGGGTGTCGCGAATCTGATTCGCGACAAGTTGTCCCGCCTGGCGCTTGACGGCCGGGACAATTTGCCGCACACTACGCGGCGGAGTAGGGAAATGGCGTCGTCAGTCCCGCCAGTGGCGCGGGAGCAGAGCTCGACCAGGGCTGACGACGTGACGTAGCGACCAACGGCGCACAGTCGCCGCACGGGGCTACCAGCAACCACATCAACGGTTGCCGGTGGCCCCGTTCTGCATTCAGGGGCACCCGGCGGGAGACGGGAAAATGGCCCTGACGATCCACGAGATCATGCAGAAGCGGCGCTCGGCGAAGAACTTCTCCGAGAAGGCCAACGCCCTCCTCAAGGCCTCCGCGGGTCGGGACATGACCGCCGAGGAGGACTCGCAGTGGAACGGCTACATGGCCGAGGCCGAAAAGCTCGTCGGCGAGGCCAGCGCTGCGGAAACCGAGCTCGACGGCGAGCTCGCCCGCAAGGAGCGCGAGTACCGCGCCGGCGCCCTCTCGAACGAGGTCGCCCGCGGCGTAAGGGGCGCGATCGCCGAGCGCAGCCGCGTGATCGCCGCCGATCCCCTGGTTGCCGCCGCCATCACCGCCGAGGACGCCTCGCTGCGTTCGGCCGCGGCTCGGTCTTTCGGTGAGGACTATCGCCGGACCCTCTCGGTCTACCTCCGGGGTGGTTACTCCCAGCTCTCCCTCGAAGAGCGCGCCGTGCTCCGGCCGCCGCGCGAGTTCCTGGAGGAGCTCAAGCGCGAGGATCCCACCACCTACGCGGCCGTGGCCACCGGTGTCGACACGACGCTCGGCTACCTGGTCCCCCAGGAAGCCCTCCAGCCGATGGTGACCGCTACGAAGTACTACGGCGGAATGTATGAGGCGGCCGAGGTCATCCCAACCGACACCGGGCGCGAGATCCCGTACCCGACCACCGACGACACCGCCACGATGGGGCGGTACATCGGCGAGAACCGGCCGGTCACCGAGGTCTCGGCCGGCACGGCTGGCGTCGTGCCGATCAAGGCGTACACCTGCACCAGCGACATCGTGCTGGTGCCGCAGGAGTTCCTCCAGGATGTCGGCATCGATTTCGACGCCTGGCTGATGGCCCGCTTCGGGGAGCGGATCGGCCGACGCCGCAACCTCGCCTGCACCACGGGCGACGGCTCGCTGGGCCCGCTCGGCGTCGTCCCCAGCGCCACTCTCGGCGTCACGGGCCCGACTGGCCAGACCACCACAGTGACCTTCCTCGACCTGCTCGATCTCGAGGGCTCCGTCGATCGGACCTACCGCGACGGCGCCATCATCATGGCCGCCGACGGGACGATCACCAAGCTCAAGAAGCAGGTCGACGGGGTCGGTCGGCCGCTGTGGCAGCTCCGGGTCGACCTCCGCCAGCCGCCGACGATCAATGACTACCCCTACGTCGTCAACAGCGACGTGGCGACTTTGGCCGCCAGCGCCAAGTCGGTCCTCTTCGGGAACTTCAAGAACTACAAGCTGCGCGTCGTGCGGGCCCGGTGGGTGCGGCGCCTCGAGGAGCGTTACGCCGAGAACGGCCAGGTCGGTTTCATCATGTACGAGCGCCACGACGGTCGCCTGATCGACGCTGGCCAGCACCCCATCAAGTACTTCCAGAACCCCGCCAGCTAATCGCCCTCGGCTGAGGCGAAGAGGAGATCCCCATGCTTCGAGGCCACAACCTCACCAGCGCCGTGCTGGTCAAGCGTCTGAAGGTCGACGGCACGAACTACACGGCCGCCGCCGGGCAGACCGCCCTCACCTCCGAATCCCACAACGTGGGGTGCCGCTCCTCGGCGCGGTTCCTCCTGAGCCTCGGCGCCATCACCTCGGGCGCCGTCACGTCGATCAAGGCGCAGCAGGCCGAGGACGACGGCGCCGGCTCGCCTCAGGCCAGCTGGGCGGACATCGAGGGCAGCTCGATCACGATCGCCGACACCGACGACAGCAAGACCGTCTCGCTCGAGATCGTGCACCCGGCCAAGCCCCACCTTCGCGTGGTCACTTCCAGGGCGACCCAGGACTCGGTCATCGACGCCCTGCACATCGAGGTCGCCGGCGACGCGGTCCCCGTCACCCAGCCCTCCAACTCGGTGGGAAACGAGATCCACGTCTGTCCGGACGAGGGGACGGCGTAAACCCGTCCCCGCGAGTGACAAGGAGCCGCCAAGCTATGCGCAAGACGACCCTTCTGCTGGCTGCCTGCCTCCTGGCGGCAGCCAGTCCCAGTCTCGCCGAAGGCACCAACGCCAACAGTGCGACCAAGGTCTATCTGCAGGACGGTGGCAACACCCTCACCGTCGACAGCGGCGGCCTGATCGAAGTCCTGTCGGGCGGCGAGCTCGAGGTCGAGAGCGGCGGCAGCCTGACAGTCGCGGGCGCGACCGTCAGTACCACCGAGCTCCTGTACCTCGACGGGCTCACCGCGGGCACCGTCACCGCCAGCAAGGCCTGCGTCGTCGACAGCAACAAGGACATCGGCGACTTCCGCAACCTCGACGTCACCAACCTGGACGCCGGGGCCTCCGCGACCGCCGGTAGCGTCGACATCTTTCCGACGACGGCGAGCAGCGGAAAGCTGACGATTTCGGCGGCAGACAACGCCGGCAACACCACCACCACCCTGACCAACCGGAGCCAGGCCGGGGCCCGAACGTACACCATCGGCGACGCGGGTGCCTCGGCTGACTTCGTGCTCGCCCGCGGGGCGACTGTGTCGGGCGTTGGGGCCGCCAAGGGCCTCGACGTGCTCCTGGTCGAGAAGACCGCGATCGCCGACAACACGGCGACCTCGGTCATCACCGTCACGGTGCCGAACGCCAACCACGCCGCGGCGATCCGCCTGACGCTGCTGGCGACCATGTCCACCGGCACTGACGCGTTCGAGTCGAGCCGGGTGGCCACCGGCACCATCGTCCTCTCCCGAACGACGGGAGCGAACGTGGTGGCCGCGGCGTCGACGATCGCTCAGGCCCAGATCGCCACGGTCTCGGGCGGCGGCACCATCACCCTCGCCTACGGCGTGAGCTCGGTGACCGGCGCCGTCGGCGCCACGAACACCTTCGACGTCCAGGTGACCATCGTGGTGACCGGCACCATTACCGACCACCGCGCGATCGTCCTGGCCGAGCTCATCAACAGCCAGGCCACCGGCGTGACGATGGCCGCCTCCCCGTAAAGCCGGCCGCCCCGTGATCATCCGGCAGAGCGTCAGCATCACAACGAACGGCAGCGGTGTCGGCTCCGGCCGCACCGCGCCGCTCAACGGTCGGCTGCTCGCGATCATCTACGCCAAGCCTGGGTCGGGCGGGTACGACAACGGCGTGGTGTTCGCGATCACTAGCGGGACGACCTTGCAGGCGCTCTGGTCGGAGACCGGCGTCAACGCGTCGAAGACGGTGGTGCCGACCATCTCGACTCACGACACGCTGGGTTCGGCCCAGGCGACGCGGGACCTCGTGTCGCTGGCGGCTGACGGCGGAGCCGGCGAGACCATTGAGATCGCCGTCACCAGCGGCGGCAATGCCAAGACCGGCAGCTTCCAGGCGCTCGTCGAGGTTTGAGGCCATGGGCCGCCGCTTCCTCTCTCCGCTCCGCGCTCCGGTGGCTGCAGCGCCGACCCCGGCCGCACCGTCGAGTCCTGCGGACGCCCTGACCCAGGCGCTCACCGAGGTCGCCGCCGCCGAGCAGGCGCTCGCGCGGCAGAGGTCCAAGGCGGCCGCCAAGCGCCAGCCGGCCGCACCGAAGGCCGGTCGACGTCGAGGCGGCAAGTAGACCGCGATGCTCGGCCACGTCACCGCCCTGGCTGCTCCTGCCTCGCTGCTCATCTGCAGCGTCGCCTCCGTCCGGGCCCAGCTCACCGAGATCGCGAGCGGCGACACGTCGCACGACAGCGAGCTCGCGCGCCTGATCCGTGTCGCGGCTGCCGCTGTCGCGGGCGCCGACGGCATCGCCCGTCCGCCCATGCGGGCGCGGTGGCAAGAGGCGCGGCCAGGGGACGGTGGGCACTACCTGCTGTTGTCCCGCTGGCCGATCGAGGTCGTGGCCGAGGTGACGTTCGGCGTGAGTGACCCCGCGGTCGTGTCGGCCGCGTGCTACTCGGTCGTCGGCGACGGTCCTCTTGGCTCGCCATGGGGGAGCCGCGACAAGCTCTACGCGCGCGCCGGCTGGTCCTACACCAGCGAGCGCTGCGCCCGTGGTGGTCTCGACCCCTTGCAGGCCGGCACCCGTCCGCTCGAGTACTCGGTCAGCTTCACGGCGGGCTGGATCGCCGCCGACCAGGTTGCGGACTGGAGCAGCTCCGCTGCAAAGACCGTCGGCCTGTTCGCCCGTCCGACGTCAGCCTCGAGCGCCGCAGCCACCCAGCTCCGGTACGAGTGCACCACCGCCGGCACCACCGGCGGCACCGAGCCGGCCTGGCCGACGACCGCCGGGGAGACGGTGACCGACGGCGGCGTGGTCTGGACGGCTCGCCAGGCGGCCGAGGTCCCCGAGGACGTGCAGCAGGCGGCGATCGTCGCCGTCGTCGACTGGTACCGCGGCGGACTGTCAATGGTCGCAGGGATCCAAAGCGAACGCCACGGCACCACCCAGGTCGACTATGACTTCGTCGGCCTCCGCGAGGAGTTGCCGCCGCTCCCTCCCGCCTCGCGCGCGATCCTGAGGGCCTACCGGTGAGCGGCCTCGCGGCTCGCCTGGGCGGTCGCGTGCGGGCCATGGCAGCCCGCGAGGGCGCCGCGGCCACGCTCCAGAAGGTCGCCACCAGCTACGACCGGGACACGCGGCGCACGACCGAGACGCCGACGAATCACGCCTGCCGCGTGCTCCACGAGAGCCGCACGCGCCGCGACGCGAATGGCACCCTCGTGATGACCGAGCGCCTGCAGCTGTCGATCGTTGGGCTTGCGGCCGACGTCGAGCCGACCGAGGCCGACAAGCTGATCGTCGGGGCAACCACCTACCTGATCAAGGTCGCAGACCGCGAGTCGCCGGACGGCTCGACCATCATCGCCTGGCGCTGCGAGGTCACCGGCACGTGAGCCGCCGGGTACGCGGTGCTCGCCAGGTCGGCCTGGGCCGGATGGACGAGATTGTGGGCGACGTCACGGCCGACGTCGTCGACTCGGTGCGCGAACAAGCTGGCAAGACGCTGAAGAGCGTCAAGGCCGAGGTCGAGCGCACCGCGCCGCGCGCCAGCGGGCGCTTCGCCGCGTCGTTCGAGGCGTACGTCGACACCCCGCCGACCGACGTGCCGTCCGAGGGCGACACCACGCCGCAGTCCTCGAGCGACGTCGACGCCGTCATCGCGTCGTGGCAGCCAGGGCAGGCGATGGGTCTGGTGACCAATGTGGCGCAGTCGCGCCGCCTCGCCTTTCACCGGTGGAGCAAGAAGGTTGCCGACGGCTGGTTCGAGCTCGCCGTGACTACCGGCGTGCGCGCCGCGGAGGCCGCCGGCCAATGACCTTCCTCGAAGCCATCAAGGCGATCGCGGATCGCCTCGTCACCAACTTCACGACGCTCACCGTTTACGACGACCCGAACGTCACCCGCGAGAATCCGCCGGCCGCCGGCTACGTCGGCATGCACATCGGCTTCGGCTCCGAGGACCAGATCGCGAGCGGCGGCGGGGCCCAGGCGCAGTTCCTTACCGCCGGTGTCGTCGACCTCGAGATCTACAGCCCGAAGAACGCGGGAGATGGATTGGCGTGGTCGGTGGTCGACGAGATCTCGGCCCTCTTCCGCACCTGGTACGACGTCGACATCGAGTTCACCCGCCTGCGCCCTGAGGACGTCGGCTGGACCGAGGACGAGCAGTACTACCAGGTGAACCTGCACCTGTTCTTCGACCTCGACAGCCACCACAACCTCAACCCCACCTTCGAGGCGCCGATCCCCATGGACCGCGTGTACGGCCGCCACACCCGAGTGGCGCACGGCTACAGCGTCGGCCAGGTCCTCGACAAGGACTTCGCCCCGGCGATCGCCACCGCGGAGACCACGCTCGGCCAGGTCATCGTGACCCGGATCTGCACCGCCGACGTCATCGAGTGGACGAAGCTTGGCCGCGCACGCTTCCCTGCCCACGGCCTGGGCGCCGCCGGCACCCAGCTGTGCCTGTCCGCGTCGACCCCGGGGCTGATGGTCGCCACCACGGCGCCGGCGACTCCAAATACCTGGGCCCAGGGGCTGGGCTACGTCTACGACGCGGAGTCGCTCCTCTTCGCGGCAGCGCCGGGGCAGCGGAACTGAGCATGCGGGCCGCAGTCGCCTCCAGTCTCATCGCGCTGGCGCTGGCCACGGTGCCGGCCCACGGCGGCCTCTACTGGCTGCCGCCTGTCGCTACCTCTGCCGCGTTGCCGGCGAGCGGCAACGTCCTCGGCGACAGTCGCATCACGCTGGACGACCTGTCCCGCTGGACCTGGGACGGCAATTCGTGGGAGCTACCGCCGTCGTCCGGTGGCGTGACCAACGTGGCCGCAACGGTGCCGGCGCCGTTCACGGTGTCGGGCTCGCCGATCACGTCGACCGGCACCCTCGCCATCACCTACTCGAACCAGGCCGCAAACAGCATCCTGGCTGGCCCGGCGAGCGGCAGCGCCGCTCAGCCGACGATGCGCGCCCTCGTCGCGGCCGACCTGCCGGCGGCGACCACCAGCGCCCGAGGCGGCGCCGTTCTCTCGACAGATGGCGAGTCGACCGCCGGAGAAGTGGTGCAAGCCACCGACGCGCGACTCAGCGACGCCCGGGCGCCTACGAGCCATACGCACGCCGCCGCAGCCATCATCAGCGGATTGATCGACCTGGCCAGGCTGGGCACAGGTACTGCCGACGCGACCACGTTCCTTCGCGGTGACGGGACCTGGGCGACGATCGTCGCCGGCGCCGGCGACGTAGCGGGCCCGTCATCGTCGGCCGACAACTGCTTGGCGACCTTCGACTCGACGACCGGCAAGCTGATTCAGTGCAACAGCACGCTCACGCTTTCCGACGCCGGAACGCTGACCACCACCACCACCGACGGCAGCATCACTGTCTCGGGCAACGGCTCGGGATTCGCCTACATCCCGCGCATCGTCGTGGGCACACCCGGCGACGGCGGCGTTTTGCGGAACAACGGCGGGAGCATCCGAGCCGACCAACAGATGGATTTGGCCGGCGGGTGGTGGTACGCGACCCAGATGTCCGTTGACGTCGCCGACTTCCCGCGGACAGTGCGGATGGAGAGCCGGGCGCGGATCTCCTGGGCCAACGATACCGACCGAAGCGCGACGCCGAGCATCGGCCTCGGGCGCGACAGCGATGCCGTCTTTCGGGCCTACGACGGCGCAAACGGCGTCGGGTACATGCGCGACGTGCCGACCGACACGCCGGTGGCCTGCGGCGACACGACTCGCGGCGTCCACTACTTCGACGACTCGCTCGGCGAGGAGTGCTCGTGCAAAGGCGCTCTCGGAGCCGCGAGCTACCAACAGATGGACGGCGGCGGCGCTTGCTGACTGCCGAGTTGACCACCACCAAAGGAGATCCCCCGATGCGCACGCCCGCTCGACTCGCTCTCGCCCTGTTCGCCGTCCTCGCCATCGCCGGCGCGGCCTTCGCGGCGTTCCCCGCCTATGCGCCCGTGCCGGACACCCCGGGCATCGTCGCCGAGCTCCACGGTGACGACCTGACCGTGCTCTGCCGCGACGCTCACGGTCTGCCGGCTGGCGAACTGCTGCGGGTCCACTGGGACGGCGGCGCCGTGATCGTCCAGGTCAGTACTGCGCCGCCCGGCGGGCCCTGCCCGGTGCCTCGAAACAGCAAGGGCGAACCGCTGATCTACGCCTCGAACGGCGACCACCTGAACCCGTAGGGCCCGGGCCAGACCGCGCCCCCCTCTCTGACCCCACAGGAGACCCACCATGAGCAGCAACAGCCAGAAGCGCATCCGCCGAATCCGGGAGGTCACCCAGGGCACCACGCCGGGCACGGCGATGGCGATCGTCCCGTTCGAGCGGTTCAAGCTGGCGAGCCCGGTCTCCCGTGAGGAGCCCGGCAACACCCAGTCCGACCGCCAGGTCGCCGACAACCCCGAAACCGACGTCAACATCACGGGCTCGGCCTCGACCGACTTCCTCCTCACCCAGCACTGGGAGATGAAGGAGGAGGCGTTCGACAACACCCGCTCGGCCGTTGCCACCACTGGGTCGCTGAGCATCTCCGCGGTGGCCTCGGGCAACAAGATCACCCGGGCCAGCGGCAGCTTCGTCAGCGACGGCTTCCTCGCTGGCCAACTGGCGCAGGTCACTGGGCTGTCGACCAACGGCGCCCACTTCCTGGCGCTGATCACCGCCGTCGCAGCCCTCGAGCTGACGATCGACACCAACTTCAAGACGTTGGTCAACGAAGGCCCGGTGGCGAGCTGCGTGGTCAAGCACGACAGCAACCTGACCCTCGGCACCTCAATGCTCACGGCCACCTACGAGGAATACAACACCTCGTCGGGCAAGGGCATGGTGTACAGGGGAGTCGGCGTCAACGACTTCGGCGTCGAGGGCACCTATCCGACCCGGATGAAGGAGACGTACGGCCTCGTCGGCATGACGATCGGCGAGCGGGTCAGCGCGGCCCTGGTCAACTCGTCGACGGCAGCTCTCACCCGCAAGATCGTGAACTTCAACAAGAACTTCGGCGACGGGGCCAACCCGACCTTCGGCTACGGCTTCCGCTACGCGGGTGCCCTGATGCCGAACCTGCGCATCAAGAAGCTCGGGCTCAAGCTCACCAATCCGCTGCTCGCCGACGGCGGCGCCGGCCACTTCGGCCCGCAGGACCTGACCCTCGACGGCCGCTTCAAGGTGATGCTCGACCTCGAGGTCCTGCGCAACACGAGCGACGCCGAGGATCTGATCGACGACGCGCTCGATCCGGCGACCGAGGCCTCGATCGGCTTCGGCGTGCGGGACCGCAGCGGCAAGCGCGGCTACTACTACATGCCGCTGATGCACCCGATCGACTCGCCCGACATCTCGGAGGCCCAGCAGAGCGGCCGCGAAACGATCGGGCTCAAGTTCGTGGCGTCGCTGGACTCCGTCCACACGATGCTGCGGTACGCGGAGTTCCTGTAGGTCCCATTCGCCGGGGGCGGATCGGGATTCACCGGTCCGCCCCATCGGCTTCCCTTGCACTGGAGAGCACGATGGCAACCAAGACCAGCCCCAAGAAGCACCAGGCCCCAGCTTCACCGCCCACGAGCTTCCTGCAGCCGCCGGCGGTGACCGGCGCCGCGCCCAAGGTGCGCGACATCAGCCAGGCCCACCGCCTGGCGACCGACGGCGAGCGCGTCGACCTGCCGGGCGGCGGCTACTTCATTCTGCGCGTGGGCAACCCCTACTTCCGGATGCTCACCCGCCTCGACGACCTCGAGCGCGAGTACCGCGCTGCGTGGCGCGAGCGGCTCGAGCGCGAGTACCGCGAGGCACACGCCGTCGACGGCGCTCAGCCGGAGAGCGGGACGATCCCGCCCGAGGCCGTGGCGGTCATCCATGCCGAAGTCGAGCGCCGCATCCCCTTCGCTGATCACGTCGAGCTCCAGGCCAAGGCCTCTCTCGGCACGACGATCGCCGGCTGGGGCGGGTTCGTCCTCGAGGGCGTGGAGCTCGTCGACCGCACCCCGACCGGTGATCTGCACGTGGCCAACGGGGTCACGCTCCTTTCCCTGCCGGACATCAACGACGAGGTCAAGTCGGCCTTCCGGAAGTTCGAGAAGAAGGTCGAGGCGGCTACCGAGGGCGCGGAAAAAAACTGATTAGCGCCCTGAGCTGGCACCTCCAGCACGGGGCGCTCCTCGAGTCATTGACCGGGTGGCGGCGCGACACCGACGAGACCTATGCCGAGCAGCGACAGATGGTCCTCGAGGGGAATCGTGAGGCGGGCTTCCGGTCACTCGAGGAGCTCGACGCCTGGTACGCAGGCCAGCACCTCCCGCAGTGGGACGACTACGTCGGCCCGCTGCCGTCGGTGCTCGAGATCTGGAACGGCTTCTGGGATCTCGACGGCGACAGGGCGGTGGTCGTGATCGCCGGCCCGATGGGCGGCGGCGTCACGATGCACCGCCGCATCCCCTACATCTCTCGCTCCAAGTGGCTCGATGACCAGGGCTTCGTAGGTCACGAGCGCCACCGCGCGAAGCGCCTGATCGACGCGATGGACGCCACCTTCGTCCGCGTGCGCAACGCCGAAGGCGCTGACCCCGACGACGAAGACGACAGCGACGCGGCGATGGACGACTGCGACGAACTCGATGGTGACCTCGACTGATGGCTAAGTCGGTCGAGACCTCAGTCGTCATTCGAATGATCACCTCCTCCGTCAAGGAGGGGGAGGTCGCCGTGCGCGCTGCCATGGAGAGCATGGCGCGCGAAGGCGCGAAGACGCAGGCGACCATCATGTCTGTGACCGAGCAGGCCGGTCGGGCTGCTCGCAAACAGGCGGCCGAGACCGACCGGGTCCGCCGCTCCTACGAGGACCTGGCTTCTCGACTCGACCCGGTCATCGGCAAGCAGCTGGCGCTCGCCAAGGCGACCGAGACGCTGGCCAAGGCCGAGAAGGCGGGCCTCGTCTCGAGCGAGGAGCGCTCGCGCTACCTCAAGCTCGCGCAGACCGAGTTCGGCGCCACCAGCGAGGGCGCCAGGGGTCTCGCGCGCAACGTCCTCAGCACGGTCGCCCCATGGCTGAGTCTCTTCGGTGCTGTGCAGCTCGGCTCCTCAGCCCTTCGTCAGGCGCGGGATGAGGCGCAGCAGCTGCGCTCGACGAACGCGCAGCTCGAGGCGGGCTTGAAGTCGACCGGCAACCAGGTCGGCTACACGGTGACGCAGCTTGGCGAAATGGCGCGGGGCCTCGAGGACGTCTCCACCGCCGACGACGCAACCATCGGGGGCGCGCTCAGTGTCCTCCTGACGTTCACCAAGATTGGGCACGACGCCTTCCCACAGGCAGCACAGGCCGCGCTCGACCTCTCGACCCGCATGGGCGGCGATCTCTCGAGCGCAGCCGTCCAGGTCGGCAAGGCCCTCCAGGATCCCGTCAACGGCATCACGGCCCTCAAGAAGCAGGGCATCAGCTTCGCGGCCGAACAGCAAACCGTCATCGAGCGCCTGGTCAAGACGGGCGACGTAGCGGGTGCTCAGGCAGTCATCCTGAAGGAGCTGTCCGTCGAGGTGGGAGGCAGCGCCGCCGCTGCTCGCGCGGCCGCGGGCGGCGTGTTCGAGCTGGGCAAGGCTGGCGAGGACAGCTCAAAGCTGATCGGTGCGCAGCTCCTACCGGTGCTGGATGAGCTCGGGGCCAGCCTCGCCTCGAGGCTTCCTGCCGCGACCGAGGTCTTCTTGGGGGCATTCAGGGGCGTCAGCGATGTCCTGACCACCGTCCCGGGCAAGATCGCGGCCGTCTCCCTTGGCCTGGCCGGGATGCAGGGCGCCTTCACGGTCGTCACGGCGTTCGTCGCTGCGAACCCGTTTGGCGCCCTGGCACTCGGGATCGGGGCCGTCGGGCTGGCTCTGAACGCTTTGGTCACGAGGTGGGGGGCTGCCTCGTCGGCCGCGATCGACAACGACGTCGCCGTCACGAACGCCGCGGGCTCGATCGTCGGCCTGGCGCAGGCAGCCAAGGCCGGCGCCCCGGTCACCCAGGCCCTGTTCGACCAGGCCAAGGCCGGCGCCGACAAGCTGCGAACGAGCGTCGAGGCCGTCACCAAGCGACTGGCCGACCTCCGCGAGGAGCGCGCCAGGATGGCGAGCGCCTTCGGCGAAGGAAGCGTCGAGGTTGGTCGGGTCGACATCCAGATCAACGCCAGCTCGGAGGAGCTGCGGAGTCTCCAGACGAATCTCAACAACCTGTCGGGCCTGCTCCGACAGGTGAAGGTCGACGCCGGCGCCGTCGGCGCGGCCATGATGGGGCCAGGCTCCCCGAGCGAGGGATTCCGCGAGCTCACCAAGGACCTCGAAAGCCAGATCGCCGAGCAGCAGAAGCTGCGCAGCGCCTGGGCCCAGGGCCAAGGCGCTGGCGACCGCATGGCGCGCGAAGTCGCGATCGCACGCGAGGTTGCAGAGGCGACCAAAGGGCTCACCGAGAGCGAAGCTGGCTACGTCGAGAGCCTGATCCGCCGCCGGGCCGCCCTCGAGGGGCAGGTCGCTGCTGAGCGCGAGCACCAGGAGCTGGTCAAGCAGACGGCCGCCGACTTCAAGGCGCTCGAAGAGCGACTCGACCCGGCTGTCGCCGCGCAGCGCCGGTTCGACGAGGGGTTCACCAAGCTCACCGCCCAGCTCGCGGCTGGCGAGCTCCCCCTCGAGCGGTACCTGCTCCTCACCGCCAAGCTCCGCGACGAGCTCTATCCCGACACTGCCGGCCAGGGCAACTCCCTGGCCGACGAGCTGGCTCGCCTGCGGGCAGAGCAGCTGCGCGGCGCGATCGACGCCAGCAACCCCGGCGATGCCCTGCAGGGCGGTGGCTTCGGGGCGAAGATCCTGGCCGAGCTCCGCGAGCGGCAGAAGCTCGAGGAGAAGGCCAAGAAGACCGGCGAGGACCGGCTCAAGGACCAGCGCAAGGAGATCGACAACTGGTACGCGCTGGGCCAGATCGTTGCCGACGCCTTCAGCACCATGGACGAGGGCCTCGGCCGGGCGATCGGGCAGAGCGCCGCCCTGGCCGCCAACATCGCGGACGCCTACGCATCTTGGAAGGCCAGCGGCGGCAAGAACGGGTACAGCGCCGAGGGCGTCGCCGGCGGCATGCAAACCGGGCAGCAGGTGGGCAGCCTCGGCGAGCAGTTCGGCGCCTGGCAGGGCCAGCGCGGCGCCGGGCAGTACGGCGGCACCCTCTCGGGCGACTACGGCTCCACGGGGTCGATGGTCGGCGGTGCGATCGGCTCCTACTTTGGCCCAGTTGGCGGCCTGATCGGGAGCCTTCTCGGTGGCGTGATCGGCGGAGCCATCAAGACCGGCGCCGACGAGGGCCTCGGGCAGCTGCGCGACATCGGCAACGACGTCGCCCTCCGCATCACGAGCGACGAGGGGGGACTGGGCAGCGTCGTCGCACGCATCGGGAACGCGATCGCCTCCGGGCTGGGGCGTATTTCAGAGGTCACCGGCGGGCTCTTCGCCAACATTCCGGATATCGACATCAAGGTCCGGGACGACGTCGTCTCGATCTTCGTCAACGGGATCGTCCGGCGGTTCAAGGACGTCAACGAGGCGATCGCCTTCGGCATCAACGAGGCGTTGCGCAGCGCCGACACCTCGGGACTGTCCGACAACCAGCAGCAGATCCTCCGCTACGCCGCCGCTCGCAACGCCGCCTCCCAGGCCGGCGGCCTGGCGAGCGAGGTTTCGCTCGACGACGTCACCAAGGGGCTCGACTTCGCGAAGTTGGTCGACCGGATGGGCCTCGGCTCGATCGGGACCAAGCTGGCCAACGACATCGAGACGACGCGCAGGCAGCTGGCCGACGCCATCAAGTACGGCTTCGCGACCGAGGAAATCCAGAAGATCAAGGACCAGCTGGTGGGCTCGTTCCGCGACGTCCGAGAAGGCCTGTCGACGGAACTGGCAAACCTCTCGGGCACCTCCACCCAGGCCGGCGACGCCGTGCTTGGTTGGTCCAAGCACGTCGACGACCTGCTGAAGGGCATTCGCGAGTACAACGCTGCCCTCACCCAACAGGCGGCGAAGGAGCGCGAGCGAGTCGCGGCCATTCATGCCGAGATCGCGGCCCAGACCCAGGCCGCGGCCGCCGCGCGCGCGAACGCAGCGCGCCTGCTCGCTGAAAGTCCCGACCCCGCCACCGGCGGGCACGGCGGCCCTCGGACGCCTGGCGGCGGAGCTGGCGACGACGGCAGCCCCGGGACTGGAACCGGCACTGGTCCGACGCCATACCAGGAGCAGATCCTCGCGGCGCAGGCCGCCGACGAGGCGATCCGCCAGCTCACGGCCGAGCTCGACGGGCTCGGGGCGACCTCGGAGCAGACGGCGATCGACGTCAACACGTCGATCCTCGCGCTCATTCACGGTAGCTCCCGGATCTTCGACGACTTCACGGCTCAGTTCCTTGATGGGCCGGTCGAGGCCTTCAACCGCCAGATCGAGCAATTCGGCGAGTACCGCGACGCCGCCAGCGACGTCTACGACGAGAACCTCCGGATCGCCGAGACCGACGAGCAGCGCTCGGCCGCCGCCACGGAGTTGCAGCACAGCCTCGACGAGCTCGCCGCAGCTCAGGACGCCTATCTGAAGTCGGTGGCCGACACCGCCCAGCTGGACCTCTTCAGCGGCCTCGCCGGCTTGCTGGCCGAGGGGCCGCAAAAGGAAGAGGCGATGCGCCGGTCGGCCGAGCTGCGCTACGACCTCGCGCGCGCCGAGCTGCGACTCAAGTACGAGGAGCTGAAGCTCGCCAACGAGAAGTACAAGGCCGAGCACGACGGCGTCCAACTGATCGCCCAGTCGACCCTCGACTGGATCAACGACACGCTGAACAGCCTCCCGGAGGACAAGGGCACCGGGGACGGGGGTGGCGACAGCGGCAACGGCTCGGGCGGCGGGCGCGGCGGCGGTGGCCGGCGCGACGCCCGCGAGAACCTCCTCGGGCAGCTCTCTGACGCGATGCGCGGCCCGCTCGGTACCTGGCAGAAGCAGGTGGCCGATTGGAAGCAGCAGACCGAGGACTGGCTGAAGGAAGCCAAGCGTCTCGGCATCTCGCTCGACGACGTGCGCAAGGCGAGCGAGGAAGTGCGCAAGCGGATGGCGGCCGACGCCCAGGCCCAGATCGACCAGATGATCCACCCGTCATCCTCGGCGGGAAAGCAGGTCATCGACCTCAAAAAGTGGCGCGCCGACCTCGACAAGGTGGCCAAGGAGCTCGGGCTCTCGGGCGCCGAGATCGCACAGGCCTACCGCGCCCAGTTCCGCCGGATCGTTGCCGAGGTACGCCAGGGCGTCGCCGAGTACGCCAACGTCTTCGGCGAGGGCGGGCTCAAGATCGCCTTGCTCGACAACGCCCGCCAGGCCGATGACCTGCGGCACAGCCTCGAGGACCTGAAGAAGGAGAACCCGCTCCTCGACATCACGGCCGACATGGAGGCGGTGAACGAGGCTGAGCGCGAGCGCGCCCGGTTGCTCACTCAGCAGGCGAAGATCGGGGCCCTCGAGGGTCTCGACAAGTGGGTCGACGATGCGCGGTTGTCGACCGAGCTCACGAAGCTCAAGGGGCAGCTTGAGATCGAGCAGCTGCGGGCCCAGATCGAAGGCTTGATCGTGGCTGGCCGGCTCGATGCCGAGCACCAGGCGCTTTACCTCGGGTGGCTCGACGAGGCCGAACGGAAGATCAGGGAGGCGTACAACGATCCCCCGCCAGGGGATCCCCCGCCGCCGATCGACACCAGCGGCGTCGAGGAGCAGATCGCCGGAATCTTCGACCCCACCGGAGGGCTGCGCGGCCGCATCGGCCAGATGCGGAAGGACTTCGATGGCATCCAGAAGGCCATCAAGGATCTGCACCTGCCGACGGCAGAAGAGACCCGGCTTCTCGCCGAGCTCGACGGCCAAATGGCTCGGTCCCGCGAAGCTGCCGGGCTCGAGGAGACGGCTGGGCTCTTCGAGGGCATTGCCCAGTACCTGCAGGACGGCACCGAGAAAGAGGAGTTGCTCCGTCGCGCCGCCGAGATTCGCTTCGACATGGAGCGCGCCTCGATGCAGGCGCGCCTCGACCTGCTGGTCGCCGAGCACCTCATCACCACTGAGAACCAGGCGCTCATCCAGAAGGGCCTGGACTGGATGCTCGAGCACCGCGACGAGATCCTCAGCGGGTTCGGCAGCAGCGGCGGGAGCGGTGGCGGTGGCGGTGGGTCAAGCAACTATGACGACGCCCAGGGTCTGATCGACAGCCTCCGCGGCATGCTCACGTCCGACCTGCCGGACGTGCAGCAGCGCTTCGCCGACCTCGACCTCGAGTTCGAGCGGATCCGCGAGCAGGCAGCGGCCCTCAACTTGGATCGGCTGCTTGGGCCTGGCGGCGGCGCGGCCCTCATCGACGAAGCCTACGCCGCCCGCATTCGCGCGCTGTGGGACGAGATCCTCCAGCCCCTCGACGAGTTCGTGCACGGGCTCGACCTGTCTGCCCTCTCGCCGCTGACGCCGCAACAGCGGCTGGCCGAGGCCGCCAGCCAGTTCAACACCACCGCGCAGGCCGCCCTCGCCGGCGACGCCACTGCCGCCTCTCAGCTCGCCCAGATGGCGCAGCAGTACCTCCAGGAGGCCCAGGGTCTCGGCACCTCGACCGCGGCTTACCAGGCGATCTATGCCCAGGTCCTGGCGATCTCCCAGCAGGTACTGGCGATGCATGCCGGCGTGACCACGGTCCCGACGCCGATCGGCGCCCCGGCGGGCGGCGGTCCTGGCTCGAACGTGCTGTTGTTCCCCAGCCTCCCGGCCGGAAGCTCCTCGCCGACGTCGGTGGCCGCCGGCTACGAGCTCAGCATGCGGACCGACGGTGCCATCACCGCGGCGATCAACCGCTTTGCCAACCAGAACCACGAGGATCTGCGCGACGTCCGCGGCGTGCTGGTCGACATTCGCGGCGTGCTGCAGGCGTCGACCGCGAATCGCAACTCTGCGCACGACCGGCTGATCGGCGGCGTCCAGCAGGTGGGCCTCCGGGGGCGGAGATAGGCCGTGGCGATCACCAACGGCCTCGACCGCTTCTTCGCCGACCCGGAGCGTGTCGAGCAGTGGCACGTCCAGTTCGGCGCCTACGACCCGGCAACCGATGGCGAGGTGACGCACGGGTTCGCCTACAACGGCGACGAGACCGGCTACCCGGCCGTCATCGCCAGCATCACCCCCTACCAGGTGGAGGCGCTAGCGAGTCGCGACCTGCTCGGCCTCGTTGCCGACCCGGTTCGCGCCAGCGGCGGCGGCGTCATCCGCTTGCTCAACGACCGTGGGCGCCTCGACTACCTGCGGACCAAGGGCTACATCTTCGACGGGCGCGCCGTCACCATCTGGGCCGGCGGCTACTTCTCGGACGGCACCGAGCAGGTCATGGCTCCCGTGCGACTCGGGATCATCGTTTCGGTCGACGTAGGCATCACCGAGGTGGTGGTCACGTTCCGCGACCTCGGCGAGCGCCTGGAGCGGCCGGCGTCGCCACGGCGCTTCCACGGCTCGGACTGGGCGCTCTATTTCAACGGCGGGGACCGCGTCTCGATCGGCACGCCGACCAACCTGCAGCTCTCCGGCTACGGGGCGGTGACGTGGTTCTGTCGGTTCAGGGTCAAGACGCTGGCGAGCCAGAACGGCATTGCGTCCTGGCGGACCAACAACGGCGGCGTCACCACCGCCTGGCCGTGGTCCTTCGGGGTCAACGTCACGACCGGGAAGGTCTTCTTTTCGCACAGCGGCGCCACTACCTTGCAGACCACGGCAACGTGCTCGACCGAGGTCGTCTACGTCCTCGCGGTGACTGCCAACGGGACGACCGTCACCGTGCGCCTTGTCGACATGTTCGCGGCAGAGCTGACCGTCAACCGCGAGGCACTGACGCTGACGTCTGGCAACCGGCCGGCTCCTGCCGGCGGCACGCCGCAGCTCTGGCTCGCGTCCCACAACGGCACCGACGCCGGCGGGCTGGTCCTCGACTGGCTCTACGTCGCCGACGGCGAGACCACGGACGGAGAGGTGCTCGAGCTGGCGCGCCGGCAGCTCTCGGCGGCCGAGCTCGGCGACGTGCGGTTCTACGGCGCCTGGCGGATCGAGGATGGCTCCGGGACCACGATCGCCGACGCTTCGGCCAACGGCTACACCGGCACGTTTGCCGGCTCGCCTGCGTGGGTGAAGAGTCTCGAGGGCGGCGCCTCTCTCGAGGGTACGGCGAAGCGCGACTACTGGGGCCGCGTCGAGCGCGCCGAGTGCGTGCTGGTGGACTCCTTCACCCGGATCTATCTCGTCAGTGGGTACAAGTCGAGCGCCATCAACGGGGTCACGGAGGGCGGCGCGGCCGACACATTCGGCACTGCCTACACCGACCAGGAGACGTTCCTCGCGGCCACGACCACGGCTGCGCAGTACGACACCCTGATTTGGGCCGGCGGGACCTTCATCCGGTTGGGCTCGGACGCGACCAGGCCCTTGGCTGTCGACATCAGCGGGTCGCTCGACCACCTGGGGTCGTTCGCGTCGACTCCGGCCGAGATCATCACTGCCGTCTGGAACACGCGCGTGCCGAGCTTCCCGGCTTTCGGCGGCGGGGTGGGCGTCGACCTGGACGTGTCGGCCGATCTCACCGCGGCGCCGCAAGCGCTTGGCATTCCCGTCGGCGAGGACTGGTCGCTGCGGGACCTCATCGGCGCCGTGCTGCGCAGTGTCGGCGGCATGGCCTGGTGGTCGAGGGTGGATACCTCCACCCTCTACTGCAAGCTCACGTGCAAGCTCTTCACGGCTCTGCCGGCGACAGGCTACTCGGTGGCGACCACCCTGCAGGTCTCTCCAGGCGTCCCGGAGCCCCAGCAGTTAGACCCGCCGCCGGCCGCGCTCGTCGGGACCTACAAGCCCAATCCGGTGCCTCTGACGCCCGAGCAACAGTCGACGGCAATCATGTTGACCGCCGCACAGCGCGACCTCGAGCTCGGGGTGCAGACCGCGACTCAGTACATCGAGATGAAGCGGCTCACCGGTGCGGTGCAGACGGTCGACACATACCTGACGACGCGGGCCGATGCTCAGGCCGAGCTCCGCCGCCAGGCCGCCTTCTTTCGCCGCGGCGTGCCGCAGTTGCTCAAGCTGCCCGCGCCGGCGAACGCCTACGTGGTCGACATGCTCGACTTCGTTCGGTGGGCGTACGTCGACGCCGACGAGGGCGGCAACCTGCAATCGCGCCTGAACATCGGCCGGCCCGGGCGGTGCCAGTCGTACCTCCTCAACGGCACGTCATCGCAGATCTCGCTCGGGACCACGATCACCGCCCTGGCCGAGTTCACCGTCGAGGTTGTGTTCCGGTGCACCCTGCCGGCGTCCGGGTTCCGTGTTTTGTCGGCGCGCCAGAACAGCAGCTCCGACCGCAACTGGTGGCTCGGGCTGTGGGACGCCGGCACTGCCGGCAACCAGGGCGGCGCACTCGTCGCGCGCTGGTCGGCCGGTGGCGTCGTCGGCAACCTCGCGATCCCGTGTGACATCCGCGACCTTGACTGGCACACGGCGACCCTCGCGTTCAACGACAAGGCCGCTGCCAGCCTCTGCCTCGACGGGATCTCGGTCGCGACCCGCACGGACGGACTGACCGTCGACAGCGCCGCCGGCGCCACGACCTACATCGGGTCGGAGGGCGGCTCCCGCTTCTGGGCCGGCGACATCGCCGAGTTCCGGCTGTGGAACTACGCCCGTTCGGCAGACGAGGTCTGGCGCTACCGGCATGGCCTGCCGGCATCGGCGGTCGACTCCTCGTTGCTCTCCTGGCTGCGGTTCACCGGTGGCAGCGGGGCCGGTGTTGCGTCGCCCGTCACCCCGATCGACCGCGGCAGCCTGGGCGTGGTGCCGTCGCTCACCGCGTGCACCGCCTACGACTACGGGCCGGCCTGGTACGACGCCTGGCGGGTTGTCGGGATCAGCGACAACAACGACCCGGCCGACGGGTCCGGCGAGGTCGAGCTCGACCTCTGGAGGCCGTGGTGACCGACCGCAACGCGATGATCTTCGGGGCACCGAACCGGCTGCTCAACGCCGCGTTCTCGGGCCCCACCGTCTACACCGATGCCTCGGGCAACTTCCCGAGCAACCGACCCAACGAGGACGCACTGTCGTTTGGGAACACGTCGCCCCGGAACACCTGGTTGAAGCTGGTGCCGCCGGTCACGACGTACCCGATGAGCTCGGACGGAATCGGCCTTGTGCACGTCCCGAGCAGCGCGTCGACCGGCCTCAACGGATGGTCGCCAACGGCGCAGTACCGCGTCATCACCGGGCTCGGAATCACGCCCCGCCTCGAGCGGGTCGCGCCGAACGCCGTCACGGTGACGAGCTACAGCGGCGCCGTGGGCGACATCGACGAACAGCCGTGGTTCGAGGACACCAGCGCGGCCGTGATGGCGGAGACGGCGGCCACCGGCCCTACCGTGCTCCTTGTCGACTTCGCGACGCCGGCCAACACGCCGATGGTCGGAGCGAGTCTCCAGTGCTTTGCGGTCGAGGCCAAGTCCTCGTCGACCTCGCCGAGCTGGACGGTCGAGCTCTACGAGAGCGGATCGCTCAAGGCATCGCTGGGGACCATGAGCTTCACGGCGGCGAACACCTACAAGAAGTTCGTCTTCTACTGGAACGCGAGCCTGCTGGCCACGGCGAGCGGCGCCAACGCACAGATCCGGATCTCACGCGCCGGGTCGACGCCGTCGGGGACCCTAAGCGTGGCGGCCGTCGAGTGGATCGCGGACACCTCGTCCGGCGCGATTTCCGAGGACAGCGGCTACGTCACGTTCCCGGCCTGGGACACCGACCCCCTGCTGGGGTGGACCGACCCGATGCCCTACGGCATCGCGCCGCAGCGCACGATCATGCACATCTGGGCGGCAACCCGGAGCTACGTCGACAACTACGGCGTGTTCATCCGGGACCCGATCCTCACCGGCAACGACGAGAGCCGGACGCTCGGGACGGTCGTGGCAGGGGAGGCGTGGACGCCGTCCAGGGTCAACTTCGCCCGCAGCGGGGCCTATGTGAAGTGGCGGGATCCGGCTCAGAGGAAGCGCACGCCTGCTGGGTCCGTGTCCGCCGCGTACCGCCGGCGGTTCCGTGAGCTCACGCTGGCGTTCAACTCGTTGCCGAAGAACCAGACTTGGTCGGCATTCGATCGGATCGACGCACGGCTTGGTGCCGGCACCCCGCTTCTGGTCTGCGCGTACCCGGACGGAACCCACGTCTACGAGCGCAGCAACACCACCCTGTTCGCGCGGCTCAAGGACGACGCTGAGTTCTCGCACGGCTCCCACCAGCGCACACGCAGGACCTATGTCTTCGAGGAGGCCTTCTGATGGGCACCTCCTCTCACGGAATGACAAGGGGCGGTTCCCTTTCCGAAGGCGCGTCGTCCGCCCCGGCCCGCGTGGCCTCCTCCAGCGGCGCGCCTGACTTCTTCCTGGAGACGCACGCATGATGCGCCCCCGCGCCATCCGCCCGCTGATCGCCCTGCTTGCCGTGGCGATCGTCGCCCTCGTACCGCTCACCCTGGTGGCGGTGGCGCAGGCGCCGCCGGCCGCCAGCGACGCAGAGCACGCCAGCTCGAGCAGTAGCCACCCAGACGATCCCCTCGGCAGCTCGACCGCCTGGGTGGCGCTGATCTCCTCGCTGACGGTGGCCCTGCAGACCTGGACAAGGCATCAGGCGGGCAAGCGCTACAAGGACGGCACCGATGCCCGGGTGCTCGCGATCGAGTCGACGATCGGGCCGATGGCGGCACAGCTTGCCGAGCTGCACCGCTTCAGCGTCACGGCCGACCCGCACGACGGTTCGTCGACCAGCCGCATGCGCCTCCTCCACCTCGAGGTCCTCAACAAGCTGGCGTCGGTCGAGGAGCAGCGGGCCGGCTCGGACGCCAAGATGGCGACGGCGATCGGGCACCTCACCACCATGGTGCAGAGCCTCGAGACGCGTCTCTCCTCTGTCGAGGGGGTCAAGGGAGACGGCGAGCGCCCGCCGCCGCCGCGACGCCGGCGACAGGGCGGTGCTGCATGACTACCCAGGTCGGGCTCGACGCCTCGCAGTTCAGGCTGCACATCGTGAGGCCGACGCTTCTGCTGCTCGGTCTCTGGTCGCGACCGGCCGAGGAGTTGGTCATGGGTACGGCCGCGGCGGAGAGTCAGCTCCGGTACGTGCGCCAGGTCGGCGCCGGCCCGGCGCTGGGGCTCTATCAGTGCGAGCCCGCAACTCACGCGGACATCCTGGCGAACTTCCTGCGCTTCCGCGCACCGTTGGCAGCGACGGTGTCGACGTTGCTGTGCCCTGGCGTCGGCCGCCTCGAGCAGCTGCAGGGGAACCTTCCGTACGCGACCGCCATCTGCCGGATCCACTACCTGCGGGTGCCGGCGCCTTTGCCCGGCGAGTCCGACGTCGCCGGCCAGGCCGCCTACTGGCTCGAGCACTACAACGCCGGCGGCAAGGGCACCGTCGCCCACTACGTCTCCGCCTATCGCGCGCTGATCGGCGCCGCGCCGACGGGGGTCTGATGGCCGCCAAGGTCCACCAGCGCCAGCCCGGTCACTGGGCCTTCCACTGCCCGGGATGCCGCGAGGACCACCATTTCGCGGTGCCTCGCTGGGCGCGGGACGGGTCGATCGACCGGCCGACCTTCTCGCCGTCGCTGCTCGTGACCTCTGGCCACTACTGCGCCGGCTTCAACGCCGACGACAGCTGCTGGTGCACCCGCAACGCCGAGCACCCTGACGACGCTGTCTTCGGGTGCTACCGCTGCCACAGCTTCGTCCGAGATGGCCGCATCGAGTTCCTCTCGGATTGCACCCATGCGCTCGCCGGCCAGACCGTCGAGCTGCCGGACTGGGAGACCTGAGTCATGCACACCACCGAAGCCACCGAAGCCGCAGACGTGGCCGAGCTCGACGACCTGGCCAAGGCCGGTCGTCACGACCGCAACGACGTCGACGAGCGGGGCGTACCCGAGGGCCGGGCCCTGAAGGCGATCGCCCTGGGCCAGTACGACCCAGCCACGATGCGCGAGTGGTGGGACAACCGCAAGCTGTTGGGCCCAGACCGGATGCTGCCGGGCCACAACGGCTCCTGGAACCACGGGCCCGGCGCTCGGGCGTGCGAGTACCGCCTCGGGCTGTCCGACGGCGTCTACTTCATCACCTACGGGCAGGACCAGACGACGGGCGTCACCGGCCTCAACGGGAAGGAGGCCGGCCGGCCGAACTACGGCAGCTTCCCCGACGGGGCCATGTCCCAGGTGATCCTCGAGGCAGACCTCCGCCTGCAGAAGAACCCGGCCGACAAGCAGGCGGAGGCGGTCCGCGCCGGCGCCACCAAGGCGCTGCGGCATTCGCTCGTCTTCTCGGCCCTGTGTGCCGCTCCGGGCTCCCTCGGCGCCGGCAAAGCCGACAACCTGACGAGCGCGTGCACCGTGCAGGCCTTCGGCGAGCGCGTGCAGCTCAAGCCCTTCACCAACCTCTCGCCGCAGCTCGCCCTGGCGCTCGGCCTCCAGGTCGACGTCACCCAGATCGAGCACCAGCCCCGCTGCTGGCCGGCGTTCGTCTTCATGCGAGGCGCCGGCGCCACGGTGTTCTCCGCCGAGGAGCGCTTCGCCCTCCGCCGCCTGGTGCTGCAGGGCGACATCGCCGCGGTGCAGGCGGTGCCGAGCCTGAAGCAGATCCTGGGCGAGCTCCGCATCCTGCGGCCGCTCGAGATCGCACGCTTCGAGGGCGGCGGCTACGCGGCGCTGCTGGCCAGCCGCAACTGCGAGTCCGTGCCGACCTACGTCACGACCTGGACGCCGAGGTCTTACAGCTCGCTCGCCGTCGACGGCGACGTGCGCGGCGCCGAGAACATCGACCCGGGCGACTGCACGATCACCGACGACCACGGAGTGTTGACCTTCACCGCCACCACCCTGCCGAACGGCCGCTCCAAGTCCCTGACCTTCGACACCCGGCCGCTCGGCCGACTGCTCTTCCGCGTGATCGTCCCGGCCATGGGGCCGTTCGAGATCCGCCGGTAAACCCGGCTCCCAAGGAGACCAAGAATGGACACCCCTCCGCTCCTCACCACCGTCGGCGCCGCGATCGCCACGATCCTCCTCCCTCTCCTCACCAGCCAGGTCAAGCGCCTGCCCTGGCCCTGGCTCGCGGGCCAAGGCGTCGTCATCAACGCGGTGCTCTCGGTGCTGGCGTTCGCCCTGGGCTGGCTCGTCGACGGCGCCACGACCGCTCAGGCCGGGCAGTACCTGTGGACAGCGCTGATCGTCGCGGGGCTCGGGAGTGCCGGCCACTCGGTGCTGGTGAACGGGCCGGAGAAGCGGAGTCTCGTCGCCGGCGTCCGCCGACGTCGGACAGCTGCTCTGGTGGCGCTGCTGGCTGTCGGCCTGGCGACTGCCGGCTGCAGCTCGGCACCGGTGCGCATGGTGCGGGCGGTCGAGATCGGCGCCGACCTGCACCGCGAGACCATGATCGCCGCCGGCGCCGCGTCCGTGCCGGTGCTCGCTGCCGACGGCAGCGTCGCGCGGCCACCGCTGATCGACCAAGTCGAGCTCGAGCAGATCCGCGACGTCGGCCGAAAGACCGAGCTCACCCTCCGCGGCGCGCAGGCCGCGGTCGACCTGTACCTCGCTGCGCTGCAGCTGAAGGCGGGCGGAGGTGCGGCTGCCGCCGGCGCCGTCGCCGCGGCTGCCGAGCTGCAGGCGGCACTCATGGACCTGGTGCGGGTCGCCATCCAGATTGGGCTGGAGGTGCACCGTGCAGGTGGGTGAGCTGCTCGCCAGCCTGACCGCGCCGCAGGCGCTGGCCCTGGTCGATCTGACCATCAAGGCCGGCCAGGCCGTGGCGCACCGCCTGGCTGAAGCCAAGGCCGAGGACCTGGCCGCCCTCCGTGACCAGCTGCACGCGGTGGTGATCAGCGACACCGACGCGGCGATCGACGTCGGCCGACACCAAGCCGGCGGCTAGTCCCCGCAGAACGGACAGAGCATGCCGTCGTCACTGCCGGCGGCATCGAACAGGTCCTCTGCCAGCTCTACGGCGAACCGCGCGGCTTCCGGTGTTCCGCGGATCGACCTGAGCAGCGCGGTCGCCTGCTCAAGCGCCTCGCGCGCACCCGCCTTCTTGATCTCCAGCATGCGAGCACCGAGGGTTAGTGGCTCGACGGTCGATGGGGAGTCGCTCATGCCACCGCCTTTCGTGCGTCTTGCCATCGGCGCCAATGCTCCGCAAGGGTCGACCGCTCGATGCCGAGGTCGCGGGCTTGTCGCAGCGCCCGTGCTGTCTCGGCGAGATCCCGCCGTTCGTCGCGCCCAGCAAACGTGACGACGTACGCGCGCAGCCGTCGGACGGCAGCGCGCCGGCCGCGGCGCTGCCACCATGTCGACAGGAGTCCTGCCAGCCAGGCCTCGTGGCGTGAGCGCTCGCCGGCAGGCGCCTTGGCCACGGCCAGCGCGGCCGCCTCGAACACCTCGCGATCGGGCTCGTTCGTCAGCTCGAGCACCGCCTCGGGGACCATCAATTGGCGATGGACTCGTTGAGGTTTCGGAGGCGTTCGGCGTCGTCACGGAGCTGGTCGACGGCCCATGGGATCGCGCGGAATGCGCTCTCACCGGGACGCAGCCCGCCGTAGAGCCGCGCCAGGTCCTGGATGCCGTTGACGGCGCCCGGGGCGGAATCGAAGTCCTCGCCGACGATCGCCAGCCCGAGCACGGCGCGCAGGTCGCCGACAAGTTCGTCTCGATCGGCGATCGCCGCGGCGGGGTCAGCGCCGGCTACAAGGTCGGTGATGAGCTTCGCGACTCGCTCCTTCGGGGTCATGACTGAACCTCGGACAGCTCGCTGAGGATGACCGCGCACTCAGCGCGCAGGCGGGCGGCGAAGGCCTCCCGTGTCGCGCGGACGCCTTGCACCAGCTCGGCGACGTTGATGCCTCTGAGCCGCGCGTCCTGCAGCTCGAGCGCCAGCTTCCTGATCGTGTAGCGCCAGTGGCGCCGCATCGCGAGCGGCAACATCGGCGTGTCGATGGCCGGCTCGGCAAGCTGCTCGAGCCGGTGCTCACAGAGCGTGATCAGCCGAGCGATCCGGCCGCGGCGGTATTCGACGGGCCCAACGATCGCCTTGTGGGCGGCGCGCAGAGACGCCATGTCCTCGTCGGTGAAGCGCAGGGCGTTGACTTGCTCCATGTCGACCATCGCGGTCTCCTTCTCGCCGGCGTCGCCCGGCAGCGGCATCAGTTTACGACCACTCGAACGACGAGGCGCCTGCCTCACTCGAACCGCAGCGTGATCCGCTCGCCGAGCGCCGCTTACGAGGGCGCGTGCTTCCCGTGCTCTTCGTGCATCAAGCGGTCCATCTCGTCCACGAAGCCAAGGAGCTGGGACTCCAGCACGATCTCGTGCGGGCAAGCCATGCGGTCAAGGATCGCGCACCCGTCGTCGAAGGCGCCCTTCAGCTCCGGCGCCGACGGCGGCGCCACGATGAGATGCGCCTTGAAGGGCTCCCGGCTCGCCCTGAGCAAGGTCCCGCGTCCCAACCACTTGGTGGCCTTGTCCAGGATGGACTGCGGCTCGAGGAGGTCGAAAGACACGGCGTCGCAGGCGTGCCAGAGCCCGTTCTTGTAGGCCAAAGGGAAAGTGTGGGTGACTCGCAGGTCTCCCACGATCTCCTTTGACTCCATCCTCGACAGCAGCTTCCTGTCGGATAGCGGTCGCCGGACAGCGTTGAGCACTTGGGCATCGTCGCGCCGCGCGTTCGCCTGATCGGCATGGCGCTCGACGTAGCGGGTGAATAGACGCGCCAGGAGCGCGTCGAGGTCCTGAGTCAGGCCGGCCCCGCCGGTCACGAACTGGACGGCGGAGTCGTCGTGCGGGAACACGCGGGCGATGCAGTCCTCCGCTGTCCGCGGAGCTCGAAGGGGGTGCTTCTCCAGGTCCCTTGCTAGTCGGCGAAGGCCCTTCTCCACGCCGTCGAGCGTGGCCCTCAGGCCTCGTTTGTCGAAGTGTCCGAAGAAGTCGGTGAGACGCGAGACATGAGTTGAAACCTTGAACAGTAGAGACCCGCTCTGCGGGCAGTACAGGACCACGCCTACGTTGGCAAATTCGGCGGCAACGAGGTCCGGGATGTATCTGATGAGCGCGAAGCTGTAGGTCTTCATTGCAGCGCTCTCCTCACGGCGTTGACGAATGGCTTCCTCTCGCGACGTGCGCGCTCGAGGCGCTCCGTCACCAGCGCCAGTATGCGCTCGTCTCGCAGGTCATGCGGAATCGGCGAGAAAAGACGCTGCACCGCCAGGGGAGTCAGGCGCGCCAGGTCCTTGGCGAACCCGTCCAGCTCTGGGGCAAGCCTTGTCCGCAGGATAGCAGCCGCCACCGGGTGCGTGCCGATGCAAGCCAGCGCCGGCCCAATCCAGTCGCCGCCCCCGCCTCCAAGCGCGTAGCAGAAGGCGAATGCGCTCTCGTGGTCGATAGCGACGATGCGCCCCTGGTGATTCAGCAGGTTGGGCTTGTCGAGCCTTCGGTCGGCGTGTTCAACCAGCATGTCGAAGGCGACGACGCGCGAGGCACCGTCGGCATCATCGAGCCGAACTCTTGAATCGTGGCCCCATGTCGTCGTGTCCCTGAGGTAGCGCGAGCCGAACATCGGCTGCGTCGCAACGGCGAGCATGCTGCCGACCCTTCCCGGCACCGTGGCCACAAGGCCATCCGCGAGCGAGACGAGGCAGGGTTCGGGTGTTCGGATCCTGAAGTAGTTGGCCAGTAGGGCGCCGAGGATCTCGAGGCATCGAGCCGGTGGCTCCAGGAATTTCGCCACCACCTCGAACGGAGGTTCTCCGGGCGATTCGCACTCGAGCAGACAGGGGCAGGTGCGACCGCTCGGGAAGGGGACATCCCTCCACGCGACCGCGGTCACGGCCCGCATGGGCATAGGCAGGGATGGCGACCTAAGTCTTACCATTCAGGACTCAACTTTCGCTTCTCCGCCCACCTAAGCGTCTCGATCAACTCTCGGCGCTCGTCCTTCGTGTGGGGTCCGAGCTCGAACAGGATCGCCCGCGTGTCCTGCGCGAGCCGCGTGTAGAACTCGGCCGGCGGCACGTACGGCTCCTGGGAGGCCACCAGGTCGGCGAGCGTCAAGACCGCGCCTCCCTGGTCGTTGTCCTCGAGCAGCAGAATCCGCGGACCGTTGCTCATCACGGCCCACCCCGCGGCGCCCACAGCCCAACGCCGCCCTGCCGCGCCGTCGCCTCGAGCGCGTCGTACGCGGCCGCCCGGTCGCACTTTCCCTTGTGCCAGGTCACCCCGAGCCCGCTCGAGATGATCGCGGCACCAAGGTCGCTGCCGGCCTCGAGGTAGTACTCGACCCGTACAGAGCCCAGCCCCGGGCTCGCCTCCAGCGTGATCACCAGGTCGGTCACGTCCTCGCCCGGTGTCGGCGTCCAGCAGGCGGAAGTGGGCGGCCGGGTCGTCGGGGTCCGGGTCGGTGACCTCGACGCGGGCGGGGATGGCGGCGGGCACCTCAGTCGTCCTTCACCCGAAGGGTCAGACGAAGCGTCGGGCCTGGCTCGGCCTCATACGCCGCCGCGAAGGCTCCCTCCTCGACCGCCAAGCGCGAGGTGAAGATCCGAGAGCGCTTCTCCTCGACCTGTCCAGACACCGGCGCGGCTGTCGCCAGCACCTTGCCGGCGGACACGAACTCGATCAGGACGTCGACCAGCTTGTCGTGGGAGGGCTGAACCGCAACGGTCGCGAGCACGTCGAACACCGCGCTCTTCTTCCCGGCGACCTTCTTCGACTTCCGCTTCAGCATCACCGAGATCGCCTGAAAGTAGGCGTTCTCGCAGATGTAGCCGTCGACGTCCTTGAGCAGGCGCGAGCCGTTCTCGGGGAAGCGCAGGAGCGGCGGCGCGGGGAACTCGAGGATCATCGGCGATTGGAACTGCTGCTGAACCGCGCCCTGGGTCGCTACGACCTGGGCGTTGCCCGCACCCAAGGGCGCGATCAGGGCTGCCGACCACAGCGCGAGCAGTCTGGCTAGGCGGCGTCTTCGGTACGGCATGGTCGTCCCCCCTTGGTTGAATAGGTGCCGGCCGACGCGAAAATCTGACACGCCTGGGCCGCCGGAAACGTCTATCGGAAGCGGGATGCTACACCCGGCAGGTGCCTAGAGTGCGAGCCATGACCAACCAACCTCGCGCGTCCCTCACTGTCGTCGGCACGGGCATCGCCGTCGGCGCCCAGACCACCCTCGAGGCTCGACTGGCGATCGAGCAGGCCGATCGGCTCCTGCACCTGGTGGCCGACCCGGTGGCGGAGGCCTGGCTCGGCCGACGCCACTCCGCCGGGGAGAGCCTGCGCGACTGCTACCGGGAGGGCCGGCCGCGCCGCGACTCCTATGCCGAGATGGTCGCGCGGGTTCTGGCCGCCCTCGCCGCCGGCGGCCGCGTGGTCTGGGCGACATACGGACACCCGGGCGTCTTCGCCGGCGCCTGCCACCAGGCCCTTCAGGCGGCGAGGGCCGCCGGCTATCCGGCGCGCATGCAGGCTGGTGTCGGTGCCGACAGCTGCATCTGGGCAGACCTCGAGGTGGATCCTGGGCAGCACGGCGTGCAGCAGTGGGAGGCCACGGACTGGCTGTTACGGCGCCGCGGCTGGGACGCGACGTCGCTGCTCGTGCTCTGGCAGGTCGGGGCGATCGGGCAGGGAGGTTGGAGCGAGTCGGGGTGGGACATGCGCCGCGGCCTGGGCGTGCTGGCTCGGCGCCTCCTCGAGCAGTACCCCGCCCGGCACCAGGCGTGCCTCTACGAGGCAGCGGTGTCGCCGGCGCTGCGGCCGCGCCGTGACCTGGTGGCGATCGAGGACCTCGCCGGCGCCGCCGTGAGCACCGCGACGACCCTGGTTGTCTTCCCGCTGCCCCCGCGCCCGTGGGACAGATCTGTAGCAGATGATGTCGGTCTGTCAGATTTCGGTGGCGAGCGGCACTATACGGGGTAGGGGTCACTGTCGGCCCCTGGTATGGGGCTCGCCCAGTCTGGCCCCTGGAGTCGCACCAATGGACCTCGACCAGCTCCTCGACCTTGCCGACGCCCCAACGCTCGATGCAATCGAGGCCGCCCAGGACCTCGCCTTGGCGGCGCCGGCAGGCCACGCACCGCTGCTGATCATCCTCGCTGACGAATGACACCCGCTGCCCGAGCGCTCGCCATTCGTGGCGCGCTCGAGCTCGCCGGTGTCGAGTCCACCGTTGAACCCGGCGGGCTCGGTCGCGTGGCCGAGCTCGCCGGCGCGATGGGAGAGCATCCGCTCGGCCTGGGCTGCATGGCCGTCAGCGAGCGGTTTGGCGAACGAGCGACAGACGCGGCCGAGCTCGGTGCTCCAACGACCGAGGTGGTCCTCGTGCGTCTGGCCGGCTCCTGGTACGTGAGCGATGGCGAGGAGCTCGAGCGCCAAGGTCTGGCTGGCCGCGAGCTCACGACCATCCTGCCTGCCTCGATCGCGGGTCAGACGTTGCGCCTGCTCGACCTCGCTCTAGAGGGCGACCCTAGGGCAACCCGACCGACCATCAAGCGGGTTGTCACCGCCTGTTGCGGCGTCGTCGAGGCGGCGACGTCCTATGAATTCGAGCCCGCCGGCGGGGGCGTGGCTGTGCGCTACCGGTATTGGTTCCTGGCCCACCACGGGTGGCCGACCGTCTCGCCCGACGAAATGCTGCGGCGCCGGCTAATGCGGCTTGCCGACCAGCTCTCGAGGTTTCGAGATCAGCTCGACTGACCGGACGGTCCCGGGCCGAGCCGCTTCTTCAGCTCGGTGAACTCGCGCTCGACGACATCGAGCATCTTGTGAATCGCCAGCAGGCGCTCCGCCTCCTCATCGCCCGCCGCCCTTGCTTCGGCGGACAGGGCATCTGCCGTGCCGAGCAGATAGTCCGCTGAGATCTTGAGCTCGCGGCAGAGCCGCACCAGGGCGTCGGGATCAGGCGAGCGCCGCCCCGAGGCCCAGTGAGACAGGGTGCTTGGGTCGACGTTGATCGCCCGGGCGATCTCGGCCCGCGACGCGCGCCCTTTGGTGACGGCCTCGTCAAGGGCCTCATCGAGTCGCCGGGCGCCAGTCCATGACATAGCGCCAAGTCTGCGCGCACTTTCGTGCACTTGCTGTTGACAATTCGCCAACACTGACCTAGATTCGTTGACGAAATGTCAACGCCACTTGCCGATGTGCTCGCCCGTTGCGGCATCACCCAGTCCGATGTGGCTCTCGCGCTGGGTGTAGACAACTCGACCATCAGTCACAAGCTCGCCGGTCGGCGACGCTGGTCTCAGCCGGAGGTCACCGTCCTGCTCGCCCTGATCCGGCGGAAGGACCCGATGGTCGGCTACGACGATCTGTTCGCGGCCTCCGAGGTGGAGGCCGAAGCGCTCGTTACAGACCCGGTGGAGGCGTAGATGCCCGCTCTCCAGGCCCGCGAGGCAAACGCCGCCGTCGGGATGGTCATGGACGAGCGGTGGCGCCAGCTCCGCCTGTATCCCATCCAGCACGACGACACCCACGACGCAGGCGAGATCGCCCAGGCCGCCGCTGCGTACGCCCTCGCCTCGGCCGCCGAGACCGACCTCGAGCGCGAGATCGCCGTCGACACTTGGCCCTGGGAGCTGGACGACTTCAAGCCGTCGACTCCACTCGCCGACCTGATCCGCGCCGGCGCGCTCCTGCTTGCCGAGATCGAGCGCCGCCTCCGGGCGGGAGAGGAGGCCTAGGCCGTGGTCACCACCAACCACGACGGCGCGGAGCGCTGCTGCTGCGACCGGTGCTGCCGCAAGGACCCCAGCCGGGGGCTGACTGCCGCTCAGGACGCGCTGCTGGTCGACCTGGTGATTGCCGGCTCCGACGGGATCAGCAGTGCCGACTTCGATAGCGGGATGACCGGCCGCAGCTGGCGGCCACTGGTCGAACGCGGCCTGGTCGAGTTCAAGCCGGCGACGGCGCCGGCCACGTTCGTCGTCACCACTGCGGGACGCGAAGTACTCGCCGCGAGGAGCTGACCCGTGGCGCCCCCATTCACCAGCCCCGAGGACCGACCGATGACCGCCGAACCGAAATCCGCCTTGCTGCCGTCTCGCCTGGAGGCTCTCGCCACCATCACGCTCCAGCACGGAGGCCACCCGAGCTTCGCCGCCGGGCACTGCGCACTGGAGACGGTCGCATGGCTGGCCGGCGGCCCGCACACCGATCACCCCGACTGCGTCTCGCCGGTGATCGCGGCGTTCGTCCGGAACTGGAACGACGGCCTCCTGACCGACGATGACCGGAACCGCCTGCTGCGTCCGATCCTGCCTGAGCTGGTCGGTACTGCGACGACCGTCGCGGACGAGGAGACGCGGGCCTGGCTGCTGGTGGATTGGCTGGCGCGTGTACAGGCCCCGGCGTGGCTGAGCCTCACTGCTGGCCTGGCGCCGCACGCTGCGGTCCTCAAGGCGCTGCCGGCGATCGCCGACGCGGCCAGCGCAGCGACGGCCCGCGGGCCACTGGCCGCCGCCAGGGCCGCCGCCAGGGCCGCCGCCAGGGCCGCCGCCAGGGCCGCCGCCTGGGACGCCGCCTGGGACGCCGCCTGGGACGCCGCCTGGGCCGCCGCCAGGGACGCCGCCAGGGACGCCGCCAGGGCCGCCGCCAGGGCCGCCGCCTGGGACGCCGCCTGGGCCGCCGCCAGGGACGCCGCCAGGGACGCCGCCAGGGCCGCCGCCAGGGCCGCCGCCAGGGCCGCCGCCTGGGACGCCGCCAGGGCCGCCGCCTGGGCCGCCGCCAGGGACGCCGCCAGGGACGCCGCCTGGGACGCCGCCAGGGCCGCCGCCAGGGCCGCCGCCTGGGCCGCCGCCAGGGACGCCGCCAGGGACGCCGCCTGGGCCGCCGCCAGGGACGCCGCCAGGGACGCCGCCAGGGACGCCGCCAGGGACGCCGCCTGGGCCGCCGCCAGGGACGCCGCCAGGGACGCCGCCAGGGACGCCGCCAGGGACGCCGCCAGGGACGCCGCCTGGGCCGCCGCCAGGGACGCCGCCAGGGACGCCGCCAGGGACGCCGCCAGGGACGCCGCCAGGGACGCCGCCTGGGCCGCCGCCAGGGACGCCGCCAGGGACGCCGCCTGGGCCGCCGCCAGGGACGCCGCCAGGGACGCCGCCAGGGACGCGCTCGCACCTACGGTGCTCGCGCTCCAGGCCTCCGCCGTCGAGTTGATCCGCACGATGTGCGTCGTCGGCCGGGCGGCCTGAGCCATGGGCATGCCTCTCGCCGAGCAGTTCGAGCACCTGGGCGGATCCCGGGTCACGTTCCCCTCTGTCCGCCGCTGTCGCGTCTGCGGCTGCACCGACGCCGACTGCAGCAGCTGCATCGAGCGCACGGGCATGCCCTGCTCGTGGGTCGAGCCGGATCTCTGCTCCGCGCGCGAGGAGCGGCCCGAGGCGGACGTCGACCTCCAGGCCGCCGCGGTCGAGGTCGCGACTCCTGCCGGCGCTCCCGCGCTGACCGCCCTCCCGTGGAAGGTGGGGGCGGACGCGATCTTCGACCTGGCGGTCGAGGCCTCCGATGGGCTGGCGGTGGCCTACATCCTCGACTGCCCTGACGCCGTCGACGTCGCTCGCCTCCTCGCTGCCGCACCTGACCTCCTGGCCGCCGCCGAGGCCGCGCTGGAGCTCATTGCCAGACCGCCTGTACACGCGACCGGGCCGGTCATGCGCCAGCTCCAGGCGGCCGTCGCCAAGGCGAGGGGCTGACCGATGGCCCTCACCACCAAGCAGATCCCTGTCGCCGTGCTTGAGGTCCTCGCGGCCGGCACGTCGAGCGGCAATGCCTTCTTCCTGCCGCCTGGCCAGCTCGACCGGAAGCTGTATCAGGCCGTCGACCAGGTGCTGCAGGCGCTCGGCAGCAAGTGGAATCGGTCGCGGTCCGGACACGTGTTCGGCGGTCTGGTTCCCGGGGAGGCCGTCGAGGCCGCTGATCGCATAGCCGCCGCAGTTGCCAGCGGCAGCTACGACGACCCGAAGGCGCTCGCCTTCTTCGAGACGCCATCCGCGCTCGCGGCGCAGCTGGTTGCGGAGGCCGGCGTCCGCCGAGGTGACCGCTGCCTCGAGCCATCGGCCGGCGAGGCCGCCATCGCGAGGTGGTTGGCCGCCGCGGGCGGGCTCGACAACCTCGTCTGTGTCGAGGTGAATGCCCACCGCCAGCAGAGGCTCATCCAGAAGGGATTTAACCCGGTCTACGGCGGTGACTTCCTGTCGATGCAGCCGCCGACCGATGACGTCGACCGCTTCGCGCGGATCGTGATGAACCCGCCTTTCTCGCTGCCCGGGCAATCGCAAGCCGACATCGAGCACGTGACACACGCGCTGCGCTTCCTTGCTCCGGGCGGCAGCCTCGTTGCGGTGATATCGCGCGGCGTGCTCTTCCGCGGAAACGCGCGCACCCGAGACTTTGTCGAGCTGGTGAATCGCCACAAGGGTTCTATCGGCCTGCTGCCGGATGACGCCTTCGAGGTCTCGGGCACCAGCGTGCGGACCGCGGTTCTTCGGGTGGGGTGCTGACCGATGGCCAGCATCTACCTCGCCGCCCGCTACGGCCGCCGCGCCGAGCTCCAGGAGGTCGCCGCCCGCCTGCGCGACTTCGGCCACGCGATCACCAGCCGGTGGATCCACGGCGGCCACGACCTGGTCGACGACGGCTCGCCGGCCTTTGCCGCCGCCAGCGCCCGGTTCGCCGAGGAGGACTGGTCCGACCTCGTGGCGGCCGACGTGTTCATCGCCTTCACCGAGGCGCCAGGGGCCCCAGGCCGCGGCCGCGGCGGTCGCCGCGTCGAGCTCGGCGCCGCACTCGCGCTGCGCAAGACGGTCATCGTCGCCGGCCCCCGCGAGAACATCTTCGCCTTCCTCCCGCAGGTCATCTGGTTCGGCACGACCGAGAGCCTGCTGGCCCTGGCGCCGTTCATCGCCGCCACGCCGGCCTGGACACCTCGGACCACGTACCGCAACCTGACCGTCTACGGCTGCAACTGCGTCGTCACCGCTGTCGAGACGACCTCCCGCTCCATTCGCCGCGTCGCCGGCTCCTGCCCCAAGTGCGTCGCATCCACGGCCGCCTGGGCCGAGCGGAGCGTCTGAGCCATGACCCCCGCGCAGCGCGCCGAGCTCGACAGCTACCGGGTGAAGGTCGCCCAGGTGCAGCACCTCGAGCAGTTCATCGCCTGGCTGATGGAGCAGGACATCTACCTGGGCGAGCCATCCGGCCCGAGGTCGCTGGCCTACGCCAGCGTGCACGTTCCCCACCTCGTCGCGCGCTACCTCGGCATCACACCGGCCGAGCTGCAGCGCATGCAGACCGCCCTGTTCGAGTACGACCGCGACTCGTCGCGGGATGACAGCTGACCCCGAGAGAGGACCCGGCACATGACACGCACATGGTCGATCGACCTGCACCCCGCCCTGCTCTTCGGCTTCGCCTGCAAGATCGGGCGGACGCTCGGGCACCTGCCCGACGGCACCAAGCTGATCGCCAATGACTACCTGGCGATCGAGGCGCACCTCGGCCCGCTGGTGATCCGCCTGCGCTGCTGCTGGTGTCCCAGCTGCTGCGCCCCAAAGGCCGCAGCCGGCGAGACCCAGGGCCAGCAGCAGGCCGCATCTGCCCCGGCTGCCCAGCCCGACCTGCGGCTCGTCTGGGCCGGCCCGCTGGGCGTCCGCCAGCCCCGCCGCGAGGAGCTCAACTAGGCCATGCGCGTTTGGGTGCTCACCACGCGCCACCACCGCGAGCAGGCCGCCCTCGGCTACGCCGAGTACGCGCTGGCGTGCCGCGGCTTCCTCGCCGCCGGCGAGCCCACCCGCGACAACCGGAGCCGCGGTCGCTTCGTGCTCCGCACCTGGTGGCTCGTCGACCCGGGTTGCTCGATCGACGAGGAGCTGGTCACCGCTGAGGTGACGCGCCGGCAGGTCGAGCGCCTGCTCGCCGCCCGGCGGGAGTCCCGCCGTACCAGTCGGAGGGCTGCTTAGATGCGGCACTCCCCGCGGGCTCTCCTCCTCCACATCGCGGCTCGCCACGCGGCGGCCAGCCTCGCGCTCGAGCAGGGCGAGCCGCGGCGGCTCCAGGTCCTCTCGTACCGCGCGCTCGAGGCGATGCCGCGGATCCGCGGCCGCCGTCCGGCGATAGCGCCGCGCCTGCCGGTCGAGACGTACGGCGCGCTCCTCGAGCGGCTGCCCAGCCTGGTGACGACGGCGCGGCAGCGGAGAGCCGGAGAGCTGACGTGATGACCCTTCCTGTCGCCGTGCACCGCGTGACGTTCGCCGCCGCCCTCGCCGGTGCGGCGCTGGCTGCCGCCCTGCTGATCCTGGTCGGGATCCTGGTGCACGCGCTCTGCGGGCGCTGGCCTGGCGACTCTGGGAACTCTGAGGAGCAATGAGCATGGGACGCACTCTCTCGTCGGGCGCGGGCTCGGGTAAGCCACAGGACTGCTTCGGATTGGATTCCGACCGGCACGAGCGCCTGCTGGGGGCTCTCCGCGAGTCGGCTCTCGACGGCGCCGCCAAGTCGATCGCCGGCGAGCTGACCCTCACGGCCAACACGGTCTATCACCAGGTCGACGGCCAGCTCGGCACCTGCTTCCACAAGGTGATGCTCTGGCTCGACGGTGCGCTGCGCGGCAAGGGGCAGACGCCCGACGGCCGGCAGAAGGCCCTGGCGCCCCTCCACCTGCTGAACGAGCTGTACCTGATCGAGGCTGGTGTCCAGGCCAACCAGGGGGCGGTCAACGCAGCGCTCGGACGACTCCTGCTGAATGTCGGGCGCGTGACCTCGGTCACCTCGGAGGCGGCTGCGGACGGTTCCTTCACGCCCCCGGAACAGCAGGCGATCCTCCGCGCCCTGGTCCCGCTGGTCGCCGAGATCCCAGCCCTGGCCGGCCTCATCGGCATCACCGTGCCGCCGTCGGCCGCCGCCACTGACGGCACTGACGACCGGGTGACCGTCTCGTGATCGACGTCACCACTGCCCCGTCCGGCGACCTGGTGCCGATCGTCATCGGCCTCCTGTGCCTCGTCGGCGCCGCCGGCATCGCTGTCGGCTGCTCTGCCCTCTTCTCGCTCGACCCACCGGCGGAGCGTCCGCCGGCCCCTCGAACCATCGCCGGCGGCAAGCCGGATCAGGAGGACACATGCTCCTCGACGTAGAGCGCCCCCGCGGGATTCGCGGCCTGTACGGCCAGGTCGTCATCCCGCCCGCTCCGGCCTCCCCTGAGCTCCAGGCCAGTAAGGTCCTGGAGGCCGTCCAGCAGCTCCTGCCGGTCGCGCATCAGCACCTGGTCGGCCGGAGCGAGGGTGCTCGAGAGCGCCTGCGGAAGATCGCGATCGAGGTGAGGGCGTTGCGCACCGAGCTCGCCGCCGGCGAGGTGACGGAGCCCACCGACGGGGCGTCGCCCTCGCTGCTACCGCCCGGCACCAGGCCCGCTGTCTTCGGGGTCGCGGTGTTCGGCGGCTGGCTCTTGGCCTTCTGGGCGATCACCCTCGCCGTCCATGCCTGGGCCTTCGGTGGCACGCCGTGACGACGGCTGACCGTCCGATCGACGCCCCGGTCTGCACCGACTGCGGCCAGCACTTCGTCGCGCGCCACAAGGACTCCGTGTACGCGCACCTGTCGGTGTGTAGGAGCTGCAACGGAGAAAAGCCGCATGGGCCGGCTCCCTGGCCAGCGGCCGCACCAGCGCCGCGGAAGCGCACCCGCAAGCCCAAGCCAGCCTCGAGCTCGAAGGTGGTCTCCATTCAGCGCCCCCACGGGAGTGCCGCCCGCTCGTGACTTGGATCCGCATCGAGACCGACCTCGAGGCCCACCACAAGGTGGCGAAGCTCGCGCGCCTAACCGGCGAGCGAAATGCCGGGGTGTACCTCCTCCGGCTCTGGTCTTGGGCGGCACGGTGCGCCCGAGACGGCAACCTCGAGAACGTCGACATCGAGGACATCGCGACGGCCTGTCGCTGGGAGGGGGCGGCCGAGACCCTGGTGGCGGCGCTGGTCGCTGCCCGGTGGCTCGATCGCGACAGCACCTACGTAGCCGGCGACCTCAAGACCGGCGAAACCATGGTGCACCCGTCCTCGCTCGTGATCCATGAGTGGTGGGAGTACCAGGGGCAGCACATCTTCAAGGCCCTGCGCGACGCCCAGAGGAAGCGACACCTACGTGCCGGCGCGGATCAAGACGAGGAAACGGCGGGCGCGCGGCAAGCGCCCGGCCCCGGAGCGGCGCAGGAGCGGCGCGCGCCAGGCGCGCGCCGTGGCGAGGACGGGCGCGCGCCGCTCCGCGGACAGTCCTCGGACGGTCCAGCGCCTGGCGCGCGGACGGCGCAGGTACGTAACGGAGAAGACGGAGAGGACAAACAGAACAGACCTTCTCCCGTTGACGGTGACGGTGTATGTCGCACGCACGCGAGGCCGTCGCCGGCGACACCGGCGGCGACTGGGCCTGACAGCGAAGTTCAAACCCCGGGATCGGAAGGCCCGGTGCAGGCGATCGGCAGGATCTACCGCGGGCTGGGCTTGGCGCCGCCCCCGCTAGCCGCCCTGGAGCGTTGGCTCACCCGAGCCGGCAGCGGCCAGGCGCTCGTGACCGTGATCCAGGATCTGGCCAGCCGGGGCGGGCTCGAGAAGGGGCAGCCTTACGTCTGGCGGACGATCGAGCGGGTCGCAAGCGGCGAGCCCCTGGGCTTCCCTTCGCCGGCGCCGCGAAACCTTCCGGAGCCGGAGGACGCCGAGACCATCCTGAATCGGGAGCGGGTCCTGGCCGTCCTCGACCTCGAGCCGCTGTTCAGCCGCACGCCGGATCCCGACGACACCCGCGACGCCTTTCGCGACGAGATCTTCGCCACGACCAGCAGCGAAGACGTCGGACGCGTCAAGGCGCGCTGGCGCGCCGACCTGGCGCATTCCCCGGGGCCACTCTGTGTCTGACCCCGCTGCCGCTGGATTCCGCCGGCTGGTCCGGCTCGCTCGAACCTCACAAGAAGGGGAGCGCTGGCCGCGTGTTAGAGCACGCGACCAGCACCCTCCGACCACAGCTCGCACTGTGGCCCTCAGGCCGATGGCTCCCCTTGCCCCGATCGGAGCGCGCGGAGTCTACCGGCCAACCCCAACACCACCCAAGGGAGGCCACACCCGCATGCTGAGTCCCGTGCCCTGGATGGGATCCAAGCGCCGCCTGGCGCCGAGGATCCTGCCGCTCATCCCCGACCACACCTGCTACGTCGAGGTCTTCGCCGGCTCCGCGGCGCTGCTCTTCGCCCGCGAGGAGCCCTCCGCCGTCGAGGTGATCAATGACCTGGACGGCGAGCTCGTGAACCTCTTCCGGGTGCTCAAGCATCACCTCGAGGAGTTCTGCAACCAGTTCAAGTGGGCGGTGGTGAGCCGGCAGATCTTCGAGTGGTCGAAGCAGACACCGCCTGAGGTCCTCACTGACATCCAGCGCGCAGCCCGCTTCTACTACCTGCAGCGCCTGTGCTTCGGCTCGAAGGCGACGGGTCGGACCTTCGGCTACTCGCCGACGACCAGGCCCCGTCTCAACCTGGTGCGCATCGAGGAGGGCCTGTCCGAGGTCCACGCCCGCCTGCACCAGGTGGTGATCGAGAACCTGACCTGGGAATCGTGCATCGCGCGCTACGACCGGCCGGGGACGTTCTTCTTCGTCGACCCCCCGTACCTCGGCCTCGCCGGCTACGAGGCCGGCGGCCGGTGGGAGGTCCCTGACTTCGAGCGCTTGGCTGCCACCCTCGCCGGCATCCAGGGCAAGGCGCTGCTGACCATCAACGACCACCCCGAGATGCGTCGGGTGTTCGCCGCCTTCCACGCGACGACGCTCAAGACCCGCTACACCGTCGGCCGTTCGGATGCCTCTCGCGCCGAGGCGTCGGAGCTGCTGTTCCAGACCTGGTCGCCGGAGAAGAGGGATGGCTGAGCAGGCGGTGCTCGAGCAGCTCGGCCCGTATGCCGCGGACGAGGCAGCGGCCTACGACGCCGGCTACGCCGCGAAGTTGGCCGGCTGGGACCGCGAGGCCTGGCCGCCCGAGGGTGCGGCCGAGAGCGGGCTCGTTCGGAGCTGGCTGCAGGGCTGGGACGCGGCCGAGCAGGCGCTCTATCACCGAGTCATGCAGCTCAAGAGGGAGGCAACGCGTGGCTGACCAGCGCAAGGGCGGGATCGGCTGGGCCGACGAGACCTGGAATCCGGTCCGGGGCTGCTCTCGGGTCAGCCCGGAGTGCCTCAGATGCTACGCCGAGGACCAGGCGCTCCGGATCGCACGGTTCGACCGCGGCCGCGGCGTACCGGAGGGCCAGGGTGCGTACGACGGCCTGGTGAAGGCGGTCGACGGCGACGCTCGCTGGACGGGCAAGGTCCGATTCGTCCGCGAGCACCTCTCGGACCCGCTTCGGTGGCGTCGCCCTCGCCGGATCTTCGTCAACTCGATGAGCGACCTCTTCCACGAGGAGCTCACCGACGACCAGATCGCCGCCGTGTTCGGCGCGATGCTGCTGGCACCGCAGCACACCTTCATCGTGCTGACCAAGCGAGCCCGGCGGATGCGCGAGTGGTTCGCCCAGGCGAGCCTGACCGATTGCGTCGCGTGTTACTGCGTCGAGGGCGGACCTGACGTCTACGCGGGCGGCTGGGAGCTGGGGCGGAAAGAGGTCCTGACGGCGGTCAATACCGGCTGGCCGGCGAGCAACGTCTGGTTGGTGGTCTCGGCCGGCGCGCAGCCATACGCCGACCAGCGGATCCACGAGCTGCTCCTGACGCCGGCGGCAGTCCGGGGCGTGAGCTACGAGCCGATGATCGGGCCGCTCAATCTCGAGAGCGTTGCCGCGCCGCTCGCCTCGACGCCGGGACTGATCAACGCGCTGTCGGGCGACTTCTGGCCGGCCCTCGGAGACGTCGAACTCGAGCACGAGCGTCGCTATGAGCTGCCGAAGCTGGACTGGGTGATCGCCGGCGGCGAGAGCGGGCCGGGCCACCGGGTGATGGATCCGGCCTGGCTGGCGTCGATCGACGAGCAGACACGGAACGGCGGCACAGCGCTCTTCGTGAAACAGGACTCCGGCCACCGCGACGGCCAGCAGGGGCGGATACCTGACGCCATCTGGGCCCGGAAAGAGTTCCCCAAGGGCGGTGCTGCGTGAAGCGCCTCCTCGCCGCCATCGGGTCCCTGCTGGACCGCTTGTTCGGACGCCGCCCGCCGCGCCCGCCGGCGCTGCCCAGTCCACTGTCGCCTGATCGCGCCGAGCTCGAGCACCAGCTCATGGAGTACCGGCGGAAGCTGGCAGAGAAGGCGAAGCAGGGGACGCTTTCGTGACCCAGCTCACCCTGCTCGCCGGCGCCGCGCTCCCGATCGTCGCCCTGCCTGACGTCCTGACGGGCCGCGCCTGGACGCGCGTCGTCAACATCCGCCGCGAGGCCTGCGACGTCTACGTCGGCCGCCCGGGCAAGGGTCTCGGCGGGCCGTTCGGCAACCCCTACAGCGTCCACCAGCACGGCTACCGGGCGCTCGACCTCTTCCGGACGTACTTCCTGGAGCGAGTAGATCGCGACGTCGACTTCCGGGCGGCCGCCCTCGCGCTCCGCGGCAAGCGCCTCGGTTGCTTCTGCGCGCCCGGGCCCTGTCACGGCGACGTCATCGCCGCTTGGGTTGACGCCCAACCGGAGGCGGGCTCGTGACGGTCACCGCCTACCCGCTCGCTTGGCCTGCCGCCTGGCCACGGACGGCTCCTGCCGCTCGCACTCGCGCTCGCTTCGGCAAGGGCTACAGAAACGGCGCGCTGCAGTCGACAGCCGAGTCGCACCTCCTCGAGGAGCTCCGACGCCTGGGCGCCCGCGACGTCGTGATCTCGACCAACGTCGAGCTCCGGCGTGACGGCCTGCCCTACGCCAACCGTCGCCAGCCCGACGACCAGGGCGTGGCGGTGTACTTCACCCGCCGGGTCAATGGCCGGGCCGTCCAGCAGTGCATCCCCTGCGATCGCTGGGACCGGATCGCCGACAACATGTACGCGATCGCCCTCTCGATCGACGCGATGCGAGGGCTCGAGCGTTGGGGCGCGAAGTCGATGGTCGACGCCGCCTTTTCTGGCTTCAAGGCTCTCCCTGAGCGCGCCGGCGGCACGCCCTGGTGGGAAGTACTGGGCGTGGCGTCGACGGCCACCGCGGACGAGATCCGCGCCGCCTACCGCCTGCGAGCGAAGGAGTCGCACCCCGACGCCGGCGGCTCGGCCGAAGCCTTCGTGGCAGTGCAAGAAGCTTTCAAGCAGGGACTGGCGGCCCGCTCGTGACCGCTCGCCACACCACCCCGACCCTGAAGCCGGCCGAGCTCCACAAGCTGCTCGGCGTCGCTCCGCCGCCGCGCGCCGGCGCCGGGGCCCCGCAGGGCGGCCGACCCGTCCGCCACGTGAACGGCCGGATGAACAAGACCGAGCTGCTCTATGCGACCGAGCAGCTCGAGCCGCGGCGGATCCTGGGCGAGATCCGCGCCTACGAGTTCGAGGCGATGAAGCTGCGGCTCGGCGCCGACTGGAAGACCACCTACACGCCTGACTTCCTGGTGACCATGGCCGACTGGCAGCTCGAGGTCCACGAGGTCAAAGGCGGGCATTGGGAGGACGACGCCCGCGTGAAGATCAAAGTCGCAGCCCGCCTCTACCCCCAGTTTCACTTCGTCGCGTTCCGCCGACTCTCCGCCGCACAGGGCGGCGGGTGGTCGGCGGAGCGTTTCTCGTGACCGTAGCCGGAGACCACCAGGTGACGTTCAACATGGCTCTGCAGATCGGCCGCTCCGAGGGCGGCTACACCGTGCGGCACTTCTCGGACCACATCAAGGTCTTCGGGTCGCTGCCGGTCAGCGACTTCGCCGCGCTCGCCAAGGCGTGGGCAGAACGGGGATACACCGACGTTGCAAACGGGTCGGCGATCGGCGAACACGACGTCGCCTACGTCGTCGCCAACCGCGAGACCTTCGAACGGCTGAAGGCCCTGGCGACGATCGAAGCGGACCAGGTCGCCGCCGGCGACCGGGAGTACGCCTGGTTCCTCGGCCCGGACACCGGCACCTCGAGCCTGACGATCTTCTCCGTCCTGTCGCTGCGCCACGCGAAGGTCGCCTGCGTGCGCCTCGAGGGCGGGCGCGGCCCCAGCGTTCCCCTGGATGCGGGTGACTTCGGGCGCTGTCATCGCCTCCTCGAGGCGGCGGGCTGGTCCGCCCAGCAGCTCGGCAAGGTGGCCGACTACTACCCGGCCTGGCGACCGCTGGTGGACGCATGGGATGAGCTCACGGCGCTCTATCTCGAGGAGCTGCCGACCGACACGTTCCCGCGCCTGTGCGCCCGCATCACCGAGCTACGGAAGGCCGATCGGTGAGCCCGGTCGACCCTCTCAGCCGCGTCGTCGTGGTACGGCCAGGACTCGACCCGGAGCGCCGGCCAACCGCACCGCCCCCGAAGAAGGGGAGCGGCCGGGTGGCAGCGCCACCGCCAGCCACCGCGCCGCGCCCATCGGCCCGGCCGAGCGCCGCAGCTGCCGCCGAGATCGAGCGGGAGGCAAGCCGCCGGCGGGATCAGGCGATCCGCGACATCAGGGCGCAGCGACAGGGCGACGTCGTACAAGCGTCCGCGCCGCGTGCGACCTCACCAACCACCGCCGAACCGACCCCGGCCCCCGCCCCGGCGGCGAAGGCTGTGCCGCCGTGGCACTACAGCCGAACCGGGATCTCGCGCGAGGAGATGGCGAGGAGGATCCGAGCGGGTAAGGAGCGCGCCGCTGCAAGGCGAGCGGACGAGATGGCTGCCGCCCGCGGCGATGCCCCGAGCGCCGCCGTCGCCGCGGCGCCCGAGGCAGCAGCTCCTCCCAGCGCGATCGAGGCCACCGCTCCATCGCCGCCTGACCCTGCCCCGCCGGCAGCTCTCGTCGCGGCTGAGCCGGCGCTGACTGCCGCCACACCGCCCATACCCCCCCCTCTGAGCTGGCCAGCAGGAGCGCACGTGGTCGTCGAGCGGCTTGACGTGCGCTCCAGCGAGGTCGCCCTCGAGGTCGATCTGCAGGGTGGGTTCCGCTGTCGCCTGGCGCGCTCGCTCCGGCCGGCGGATCAGTCGCCATGCGTCGCCCTCCGCCTGCACGACGTCGAGCTGACGAGCGCCCTCGACCCTGACCGGGCGCGCCTGATCGCCGGCCACCTCCTGACCGCCGCAGACCTCGCCGCGGCCCTGCTCGCTGTCCCCGAGTCCCAACTGGCCGCCGCCGTCCTAGGCAGCCTCGTCTCGCCCGCCTGAGGAGATCAGATGGAAACTGCCACCGCCCCGGCCTTGCCGGCTACCGAAGCACCCGTCCCCAGCGCCGCCATCGCGAGCCCCACTGGGTTCCACGTCGACCTCATCCCGCTCGGCGCCATCCGCCCGAGCCCCAACAACCCCCGCCGCATCCAGCCCGACTCCGACCCGGGCCTGGTCGAGCTGGCCGCGTCGATCCGACAGCACGGCGTCATCCAGCCCATCGTCGTGCGGGCCTTCAGCACGGACGAGCTGCTCGAACTGCCGCTGAGTGAGGGTGCAACCTACGAGCTCGTCGCCGGCGAGCGCCGGTGGCACGCGTCGCGCCTCGCTGGTGTCGACACCATCCCCGCCGTGGTGCGCACCGACCTCGACGCCACCGCGGCGCTCGAGCTGACGGTGACCGAGAACCTGCAGCGCGAGGACCTCCACCCGCTCGAGGAGGCCGCCGGCGTCCAGGCGCTGATGGACCGCGCCGGCTGGACGGCGGAGGCGGTTGCCGATCGGCTCGGCCGCCCGCTCTCCTGGGTGGTTCGGCGAGCCCGACTGCGCACGCTGACCGCCGGCTGGCGCGACGCCATGGAGACCGACTGGGAGGTGAGCCAGTGGAGCGTCACCCACCTCGAGCTCGTCGCTCGCCTCGAACCCGCCATGCAGGACCGGTACCTCCACGAGGAGGTGGCTGTGCATGGCGGGCTACGCAGCCGCTGGAACGGGCAGGAGAGGGTGCGCAGCCCGCGGGAGGTGGCCCTGGAGCTGGCCGAGTACACCCGGGAGCTCTCCCGCACGCCCTGGGATCGCGACGACGTCACCCTCGAGCCGGTTGCAGGCGCCTGCAGCGCGTGCCCGAAGCGGTCCTCCTGCACGCCCGGTCTGTTCGACGAGGAGGAAGAGCTGCTCGACCAGGCGAAGCCCGTGCGTGGCGATCGCTGCCTCGACCGTGCCTGCTGGGACCGCAAGACGTCGGCGCACGTCGGGCGGCTGAAGGCGGCAGCACGGGAGAAGTATGGCGACCGGCTGGTGCTGGTCACCGAGACGAACGACAAGCCGCCAGCCGGTGAGAGCTGGGCGAACCATTGGGAGGCCCCCAGAGAGGCGAAGGGCGGCAAGGTGCCCTGCCTCGTGGTGTCCGGCCCCAGCGCGGGTCGCTTCTTCCTTGCCGCAGAAAGCCGAACGACTGCAGCCCGGGCCAAGCCAGCAGGGACGAAGGCCAAGCCAGGCGAGCCGGCCACCTCGCTCGAGGAGCGCCAGGCAAAGCTCGCCCTCCGTCGGCGCGCTCACGCGATCCGGGCCCTGCAGGCGACGTTGAAGGAGAACGCCCGGCAACCCGCCGACCACCTGGTGATCGCCTTCGCCGCGTCGTTCGGCACGCAGGGCCGAGCCACCCAGGGCGTCTTCTACGGACTCGACTTGTCGTCGCAGTCGGCGACATCGTTGTTTGACCGGCTCGGGTCCGAGCATGAGCCGGCGATCGCCCGGCTGTGGCAGATGGTCAAGCCCATCCTCGTCGAGAACATCGAGGTGATGGGCCTCGACCAGGTCGAGCGCACCTGGGAAGTCGCCAAGCGGATCGCGGCGGCCACCAGCGTCAATCTGGCCCAGCTCATGGAGGCAGCGGAGGGGGCGATCCCGACGCCTCGGGCCTGGTCCATCGCACCCCCTGCCGCGAAGGCCACGCCGGCCAAGCGCGGCGGCCGCAAGCTCGCCAGCCGGCCCACGCCCGGTGCAACCGCGAAGCAGCGCGACAAGAACCGAGGTCGGCGGGCGTGAGCACGATCGTCGGAGAGTTCCGGATTCTGCTGCGGGCCCGCAACTCACTCATCTGGGTGGTCACGGGCGAGGAGCGGCGTGCCGAGCGCATGCTCGCCAACGCGGCCGCGACGGACGGCTGGGCGGTGCGCTTCTGGGACTGCGCCACCGGCGCGTATGACCTCGAGCGCAACCCGATCCCGCTGAACGACCTCAGCCCCCACGCGGTCTTCGGGAAGATCCGTGACCGCGAGAAGGCCGCTGTGTGGATCCTGAGGGACCTCCATCCCTGGCTCGCCGACTTCACGGTGGAGCGTGCGCTCAAGTCGCTCGCCCGTGACCTGCAGGACGAGCACGACCAGTCGAAGATCCAAGCGATCGTCGTGCTGTCGCCGTCGCCGGAGATCCCCCTCGGCCTGCGCTCGAGCACGATGGTGCTGGACTGGCCACTGCCCGATCGCAAGGCCATCACCAGGCTGGTCGAGCGGGTCGCCGAGAACAACGAAGTGCAGCTAGCGGTCGAGGACAAAGAGAAGCTGATCGATGCGGCCGCCGGCTTGGCCGCAAGCGACATCGAAGGTGCCCTGGCGCGCTCGCTGGTCGAGTTTCAACGCTTCGAGCCCGGGATGGTGGCGACCGAGAAGAAGCGCATCATCGACCGAGAGCGCGTGTTGACTTGGTACCCGCCGGATCCGCGCGGAATGTCGGCGATCGGCGGCCTCGACAACCTCAAGCGGTGGCTCGCGCGCCGTCGCCTGGCATTCAGCCAGGAAGCCCGTGACTACGGCCTGCCGACTCCCCGGGGCATCCTCCTGGTCGGCCCGCCGGGATGCGGCAAGAGTGCCTCGGCCAAGGCCATCCCGACGGCCTGGGGCGGCATGCCGCTGCTGCGGCTCGACCTCGGAGCAACGAAGGGCTCGCTGGTGGGGCAGTCCGAGGGGAACATCCGACGCGCCCTCAAGATCGCCGAGGCCGTCGCTCCCGCCGTGCTGTGGCTCGACGAGATCGAGAAGGCGATGGCTGGGGCAACGGGCTACTCGGGCGACAGCGGCGTCTCCGCTGACCAGCTCGGCGCCGTGCTCACGTGGCTGCAGGAGCGTCAGGGCGATGTCTTCGTGGTGGCCACCGCGAATGACGTCCGCGCCCTTCCTCCCGAGCTCAGCCGCAAGGGGCGGTTCGACGAGGTGTTCTTCATCGACCTGCCCACGCCAACCGAGCGCACCGAAATCCTCGCCACCGCCCTCGTGCGCTTCGGCCGCGATCCAGGCCTGTTCAACCTGGCGTCGATCGGCACGGCGACCGAGGGCTACTCCGGCGCGGAGGTAGCGGAGCTGGTGCCGACGGCCATGTTCCAGGCATTTGCCGATGACGGCCGGCCGCTCCGTGACGAGGACCTGGTCGCTGCCGCAGCCGCGACCGTCCCCATGGCGACGTCGGCCAAGGCGCGCATCGACGAGCTTCGCGAGTGGGCGAAGGGGCGGGCTGTCCGCGCCTCCGACGTCGAGGGACCACCACCAACTCAGACCAACGGCGGCCCTGTCCGCCTGATCAGGGAGGCATATTGAGCGATCCCATCAAGCTCCGCCCCGGCATGCTCGTGACGATCGGCACGAGGATCGACGGCGGCTGCAAGTACGACCGCGAAGACCTGGGGCACACCGAGGACGAGGTCGGTGGCGCCATCCAGGATGTCAGCCAGTGGAAGACCGTCCGGACGATCGACGATCTCGAGGAATTCACTCGCGCCAGCAAGGTGCGCAGCGAGGCGCGGACTCTGATCGTCAGCGCCTGTATCGCTACGCCCTTCGGCTTCCACCTTTGCCCGACGGAGGGGGAGCCGCTACTCGACGAGCGGGTTGCGCAGGCGAACGCCCTCGTGGAGCTGTTCAACTCCGGCTCGAGCCACTCGAAGGTTCGCGTGGTGACGATGCGCGGCGCGATCGCCGAAAGCCGCACCGAGGCCCTCGTGGCCGTGCGCCAAGAGCTCTCCTCGTTGGTCGGGCAGCTCGAGCAGGCGGTTGGTGTCGGCAACGTAACCACGATCCGCGAGCTCGTAGGCCGCGCCCAGCAGGTGGGCAAGCTGCTCGACCAGCAGAGCGCGGCCAAGGGCGCTCTCGGGCGGGCCGTCGCGGCCGCGCGGCTCATCGCCAAGACGATCGTCAAGCGCGTCGAGCAGCAAGGCGAGCAAATCGCGGACGTGCTGGAGGAGGCGAACCTCTCCCCCATCTCTGAGGCGCGGTTCATGTTCGCTCCCTCGAGCGGCGGCGACGTCGACGAAGACGGCCTGTCCGACGTGTCGCTCGAGCGGTTCGCTGCGCTGGGGACTCCGACCCCGCCACCACCACCCGAAGCGCCCGATCAGGCGGCTGCGGCGGAGGCGGGCTGATGTCTCACGTCGTCACGATGAAGACGGAGGTCACCGACCTCTCCGCGCTGTCTGAGGCCTGCGCGACGCTGGACCTCGAGCTGGTGCAAGGCCAGACGACCTATCACTGGTTCGGCGACGTCTCGGTGAACCGGAGCAACTGGGAGGAGCGGTCGCGCGGCGAGTTGCCTACCGGGTTCACCGTTGAGGACCTCGGCAAGGGTGACCACGCGATCAGGCGCCGCGGCGCCGAACCGGGACGGGGCTACGAAATCGGCCTCGTGGCCCGGCGGGATGGCCGCCCTGGCTGGCTCCTGATGTGCGACGCCGACGTCGTGCACTCCCTGCCGACGGCAGGCATTCGAGCCAACCGCCTCCTCGCCGAGTACACCGGCCGCGTGGCCACGAAGAAAGCGGTCGCGCTGGGCCATCGGGTCTCTGCGCAGCGCCGCCCCGACGGGTCCCTCGAGAAGCTCACCATCATCACGCGATAGGCGGATGCCCATGCCAAAGACGATCGAGATCACGTTCGACGAGCACGGCGAGGCGAGGATCGAAGCGAAGGGCTATCGCGGCCGCAGCTGCGCTACGGACACCCGACCCTTCGAGGAGGCGCTCGGGGTCGTGGCCGGGCCTCGGCACCTCAAGCCCGAGTTCCACCAGGTGGCCGAGAGCACGGTCAAGGCGGGAGGTGGTCGGTGAGCGTTGATGCCCAGGACATCGCGCGCCGTGCGAACGGTCTGGCGCTGAACGTTCTCGGCCTCGGCCGCGTGACAATCGGGACCGGTTTCAACCTCTCGACAGGCCGGATGCTCCTCGACGTCACTACCAGCGCGGGAGTGACTCTGGTGGATGCCGATATCGAGGAGAGCGACCTAGCCCAGGTCGTCGTGACCATCGCCGCCGCGAATCAGCGAGCCAGGGTCGTTCTCTGCTGCTATTGCGGGGGGACGATCCCCGGTCTCGACCCGAGTCGTCCGGAGGAAGCCCGGGCAGCAATGGCCGCCCATGACCAGGACTGCCAGGAGAACCCAGTGGCAATGCGGCTCGCCGCGTTCGAGCCCTTCGTGCGGCGGATCGCTGCGGCGAGAGACGCCGTCGTCGGCTACGCCGCGTCGACCACCGACATGCACCCGACGCGGCACGGCCGCGAGCTGCAGGCGGAGCTCGACACCGCGGTGATGCTGCTGTGCGACGCCTTCAACGCTGCTGAAGGCGGTGAGCCTTGAGCGTGTCGCAGGTCGACCATCGGAAGGTCTTCGGCGCTGGCTTCCACGCTGGCCTTCGTGCCGCCGAGACCGAGGAGCGTGACCGGCTGCCCGACTCCACACAGGTGATGCTGTCCTGGGAAGGAGGGTCTGGCGGCAAGGTCAAGCTCGTATCCTGGCCTGACCCTCAGGACCGAGCCTTTCTCTATACCGCGCTGGCCTGCGATTGCGCGCAACATCAGATGTCGCCGCGCGATCGCCAGCTGTCGGTCCTGCGCTGGGCGCTGCTCCTGGTGGTGCACTTCGACTGCTCACCGACGGCGGTTCACCGTGCCCTTCTCGGGCTGCGGGAGTACCACGAGCTGGGGATGGCGAACCCGTGACCGGCACGATCGCCCTCGAGCGCACGTACCTGCACCCGGACATGGCGCGCGAGCTCGCCGCGCCGGTCCGGTCGCACAACAGCCTTCCTCCGGCACCACCCGCGGGCGCCTTCCGCTACTGGACGACGCGCGAGATCGCGATCCTCCGCGAGACCTACCCGTCGGGCATCCAGGTCGCCATGGCAGCGCTGCCGGGGCGCACGCCCTCGGCGATCTACGGCAAGGCCGGCCAGCTCAAGCTGCACGGCCCGGTGGACCAGAGCGGCCGCCGCGGCGGCCGCAAGCAGGTGCACCGCCCCACCCCGTCGATCGACCAGCTCATCCGAGAGGTCTACCAGGGCACTCCGGTGCTCGGAGCCGTTCGCGACCTGGCCCGGAAGATCGGCAAGCCCTCCTGGTGGGTGAAGAAGCGCGCGGTCGCCCTGGGTTTCGTGGTGCCACGGTTCAAGCAGCCCGAGTGGACGGCAACCGAGGACGCCATCATCGAGGCAGCCGCCCACCTCCACCCGAAGGCGATCCGCAAGCGCCTCGTGGCCGCCGGCTTGCGTCGCTCCGAGACCGCCATCGTCGTGCACCGGACCCGCCTCGGCCTCAGCAGCAAGAATCCGGATCACCACACCGCAAACGACTTGGCCAAGTGCCTGGGAGTCGACCCGTCGACGGTGGCCAACTGGATCACCAGGGGCTGGCTGCAGGCGACGAAGCGCGGGACTGAGCGGACGCCTCAGCAGGGCGGTGACCAGTGGTGGATCCACCGGAGTGCCGTCCGGCGGTTCATCATCGATCACGCCGCGGTGGTGGACCTGCGCAAGGTCGATCGCTTCTGGTTCATCGACCTCCTGGCGGGCCCAGCATGAGCGTCGAGCTGTTCTTCGGCGCTGACGGCGTCGCACGGGCGATCTACACCGACGACGTCGACCTACGCGAGCTCGCCACCGCCATCGGCGAATACTCGATCGAGCGCGCCAGCCATGTGGAGCCTGACCAGGACGGCCGGTGGCGCGCCTGCCTGTCGCCACAGGGCGGCCCGCACCTCGGACCGTTCGCCCGCCGCGCCGACGCCCTGGCCGCCGAGACCGCATGGCTCCGAGAAAGGCTGGCCACGTCGTGAGGACGATCAGCGAGGCAGCTCGTGCCGCCGTCATCGTCGAGTACTCGGTGTCGCAGTCGGTCACCAAGGCGGCCGCGGCCGCAGGCGTCGGCCGCACGTCCGCGCACCGAGCGCTGCAGGCGGTGGGGGCGATCGCGCGCCCGACGCCGATCTATCCGGTGGCCCTGGCCAGGGAGGCTGTGCGACTGCACGACGAGGGTCTCACCCAGACCGCGATCGCCGAGCGGCTCGGAGGGCCCTCACGGGCGTGGGTCGGGGAGCAGGTCGCGCGCGCCGGCCGGAGCCGCACTCAGAGCGAGACGGTCGAGCTGGCGCAGCTGGTGCGCCACGGACGTGACTACGCGCCGCTGCGGCGCCGAGCGAAGGAGCTCCGCGCGAAGGGCTGGACACTCAAGCGGATCTCCATCGAGCTCGGGGTCTGCGGCCACAGCGTGAAGCGGTGGCTCGGCCTCCAGGGCGTGCCTGTCGAGTACCACTACTGGGAGGCGCCCACCGTCGAGGCGGCAGCCCGCCGCGCTCGCCGTCGGCGCGTGATGGCCCTCTGGATGGCCGGCCGGGGTACGCGGGAGATCGCCCAGGCAGTCAGGGCGAGCCGGTCGACCGTGCAAAACGATCTGCGTGCCGAGGGTCTGCTCGAGCGTCGGCCGAGGAGGGCAGCGTGAGTGCACTGAGGCCTGTCGAACAACTGGACGCCGACGCCCGCAGACTTCTGCGCCCGGCTGAGCTCCTGGAGAGGTATCCGGGCCTCAAGGCTCGGACGCTCGAGTACTGGATCAAGCGCGCGGCAACGCGGCGCGTGGTGCTGAACGGCCGGGAACGCGTGCTCGAAGGGAACGGTCTCGAGCCTGCGATCCTCCGAAAGGGCCGCATGGTCTGGATCCGCACCGAGCTGTTCCTCCGCTGGTGGCTCGAGGGCGACATCGAGACGCCCCTGCCGCCAGGCCGAGCCGAGGCGTTCGAGCGCAAACCGCTTCCCAGCCGCGCGGAGGGCTAGTTGACGAGCTCGGACTCCGCCACGGCTGCGGCGACCTCGGTGACGGTCGCCGCCACCACCGCGGCGCCCTTCCGGCCGTGCTCGGCGGACATGTGGGCATAGCGCATCACCGACCTGGTGTCCTTGTGACGAGAGACGCCCATGAGGTCGGGGAGCGACATGCCGGACATCCGGGCCCAGGACATCGCGGTGTGACGCAGGTCGTGCGGCCTGAAGTCCGCGATCTTGGCCTTGCGAAGGGCTACCAGCCAGGCGCTGCGCGGGAAGCTCGGCAGGTGCCCGCCCTTGGCGCCATTCCGACCCGTCCGAAGCCGCGGGAAGACCCATGGAGAGCCGCCCGCCGGCGCGTCGATCCGCGTCTTCATCACCTCGAGCGCGAGGCCCTCGAGCGCGACGTAGCCGGGTTCGTCGGTCTTCGTCTCGGTGGCGCGCAGGGTGAAGCAGGCGTCAGCGATCCGCACGTCCGTCCTGCGGAGGGACAGCAATTCGTCGACCCGGCAGGCCGTGCAGACCAACAGGACCACCAGATCGTAGAGCACGTCGCTTCGGCTCTGGCTGCAGGCGGCCAAGAGGCGCTCGAGCTCGGACAGTCCGTCGCCCTCGGCGACGTCGACCGGCCGCGACAGCCAGCGAGTGCGCTCGACCTCGTCCTGGCGAGTCACCAACTTGGCGGGGTTCTGGACACTCACGAGACCGATCTCCGGCCGCGCGGCCCAGCTGAACACGCTCGAGATCGTCTGCAGGTAGCGATTGACCGTCATGCCCGAGAGCGTGCGCCCGGCTGCGCGCCGGGAGGGCTTCCGCAACAGTCGGTCGCGACAGGTCGCCAGGTCCTTCGGAGTGATGCTGGCCATCTCGCGCTTGCCGAGCTGCTCGACCCAGAACACCAGGTGGTTGCGATAGAGGCCGGCCGAGTCGGGGATCTCCGGCAAGTAGCGCTCGTCGAACTCCTTGACCACCTGGGCGAGCGTCAGCCCCTTGTTGCCCGGGTCGAGCCCAGCTCGGAGGGCGATCTCCGCGTCGCGAGCGCAGGTACGGCGGCACTCGGCCGAGGGACAGGTGCCGTAGGCCTTTCGTCCCTTGAAGCTGGCGCGCCATGGCCAGCGCCACTCGCCGCTCGACTTGGACTTCCTCTTCGGGAGGTAGGTCGGCAT